GAGTACGAGGCGAGAGTACGAGGCGAGAGTACGAGGCGAGAGTACGAGGCGAGAGTACGAGGCGAGAGTACGAGGCGGGCGAGAATCGTTTAGATAGGGGTTTGTTAGTTGGTAGCATTAAAGAAATCCTCTAATTATTTGGTTAAAATACTTTCAATTTAAGCGACCCATAGATTATTCCTTAATGAAGATATTAAAAAGAAATTTGGTCGCTTTAAATCATGCTTAAAATCGACCAAATTAATGACCAAGTGAATAATATTTATGCCCCCAAATTGGGTGATAATAGTTATAAAAAATTAATAGAGAGGAGAGTTTGTTGGGGCGCATTCGATTGGAAATGAAATGGGGGAATGGATTTGGATTCCGTAAAAAAGGCCCGCACGTTGCGGGCCTTGAAGGGTTCATAGTTTATCCTATGCCAAGATAAAGAGGTGTTTATTCCTACTCAGGCCATTTGGTAAATATATTAGAGGGTCTTAATTTTTTCTTTTTGGCTGGGGTTGGTTTTGTTTGATTGTTTCGTTTTTTATCTTTTGTAGTTCTCATATACTATTTTCTTTTCTTTTCTTTACTTTAGATTTATTGGGCTTACCTCATCGAGGAAGACCATTACTTTTGGACCTTGACCTTTTGTGGGAAGGAACCAGCAGTAGGGTCGATTTTCTTTTGGGTGGTCGTTAGGTAGTATTTCTATAAGAGTACCTTCTGACTCGATGCCATCTGTGGTAATGTATAATAGCTGGTGTTGGTAATTTTAGTGAGAGGATGGGATTAGGTATGTCGATGGCATTGAACTCCTTTTTGTATAGGTCGTATAGGTCTGAGGGTACTTTAACCTCGCTATTGGCGAACTTCTTGAGGAAGTCTATGGCTATCTCCGAGACAAGTGGATTGTCCCTGAGTAGTTTAGCTTTACGACCTATATGGTCTTGTAATTGTTTCGGAGTTTTAGTTTTTGCCATTGGTAGTTAGTTTATGGTCGCACATCTTTTCGGCTGTGTGTATTGCCAGGTACTGGTCCTTTTGGTCTTCTGTGAGGTCTGTTCTCTTGAGTATGTTCTCGGAGAGCATTAGTGCATAGTGGACTGCGTTGGATAGTTCCAGATGGTCTTGTGCTATTGTGGTTGATTGTGCCATTGGTTATCGTTTAGATGATATTTGAATATATTTATATGGTTTGAGTAGCTTCTTGTATTTGTTCGTCGGTGAGTGGGTGAGATTTCTTTCTCCACTCTTTGGGTATGCCTTCGAACCTGACCCGGAGCATGATGTACATGGCTTCGAGTGCTTCGTCGGTAAGTCCTATTTCACAGATAGTAGTGGCTTTGCCGTTGAGTACGCGGAGTTTCTTTCTTAGGCAATACGCTTCTATGTCCGTTTCTTGTGCACGGACGAATTGGAAGATGTTACCATGTTCCTTATGCCCTTCGGGGCCAAATTCCTTGTCCTCGAGTAGGGTAATCCTGGTGTTTTTAAATTTGGTGGACAACGCATTGGGGCATGCGGATGTGTTTATCTTGGGTCCACCAGGGATGAATATTCGTTTCTTTGGTTTACGCATTTAGGATGATTTTTTGGTGTGGAACGGACATTTTTCCTGGTTGTCAATTTGCCGTTGGCATTCGTCGCGGAGTGCCGTTATGGCTTGTAGTACTTCCTGGAATTCCACATTTTAGGTGTGGCACCGGAAGTCCAGTTTACCGTTTCGAATGAGAACTCTCCTTTGAGAATGCGTTCTTTGGTCGTGGGCTTTTCTATTTGAGCCGAGTGTTTTTGGTTTGTGTCTTGGTCTGGCATAGTATTATATTATAAAGCTGTTAGTTCACTTATTTGGTTTTTGATTTCGGGTACTAGCGGGGTGAAGTATGTTCTCATGCCGCGATAGACCGTGTATATTGGTATTTCGTTCTTAAAGAAGGGGGTGAGGTAGAATACGTCTCCTGGTAATAGGTCTACTGGTGTTGATTTTGCAGAGTTACCGCAATCATGTTCCCAATAGAGTCTGACTTGTCCAGGGAGTATTGGTTTTCTCCGAGAAGTGAAGTCTGGTTCTCCTGGGTTGGGTAGACGTTCTTCGAGGATGATTAGTTTGTTGTCAAAGGAGTATTTGTTTTCTAATACTCCCCCGAAAAAATCCCAGCCAGTGTCCATGAATTCTGCAACGAACCAGGTTTCGTTTATTCCCGTGCCGGGTTTTCCTTTTAACCAATAGAAGCCATTTTCTCTCATATCCTTTAATTTTATAAGACAAAAGTAATGAATAGTTTGATAAGTTGTATCAAACATATTGTTAAAGGGTTGTTAAGGATTTATTAGGTGGTTAGTTTAAAGAAAGTCTTCTATTCCCACTACATGATGTGTATAGTAGACTCTTTTACCTCTCCACGTGAGGTAAACTGCTCCACCCGCCGAATTTTCGGTACCTTCTATTAGATTAAATTTTGTTCACCTTTTTTTACCCCTAGTCCCTCATTAAGTGCTTCCACTTTTAGTATCCAATACATACCAACCCCGGGATCTTCATATGATAAAACCTTAACTGTAAGTCCTGGTACCCTGCTTACGTATTCCTGGCCTTTGGATGGTTTAGTCATGACGCAGATATTTTAAGTTTCTTAAATACATCACCAATCTCTTCTATTGGGCATACAATAAACTCATCTTCCTTATCTCTCCAACGGATCTCAACTTCGAATTTCTCATTATACTTAATGTGGACAATGAGAAACTCGTCTTCGCCATCACGATCATTAGTCAGGTTAATAAAGGAATACTTCAACCTCAATGGAGACCGTGTTTCCACTAATAGGTTTTTGATCCAAAAATCCCGAGTAGGGTCCAGCATGGTTTTAATCTGTTCAAACACACTAGTAGTAATTGGTTTTAATTCCCTCGGATCACTTCGTTTTACCTCTGTCATGGTGCAGTTATTTGTGGGAGTCCACCCGGGTTAACTTTTGGAACGTATGGGGGTTTACCGGCAGGATGAGCACTCATACGATGGAAGGAGCCTGAGCCTCTTTCACCCGAGTCGTATCCGTAGAATATCCAGGTTCCATCTAATGGTACATCGTATATAGTTTCGAAGTCGCTGTGTCTCCAGAGTTTACCGAAGAGGGATACCGACATATCGTTATTACCCTCCCCTTGATAGTTCCAGATATATGAATTGTATTCCGTATGCTTTTTATTTTCCATTACATAGGTCATGGCTTTAATAATTTCTGGGTGCATATTATCCGCTTCCCCATGATGGTAATAAAATGTACCACTTTTAACCATATATCCCAGTATGGCAAGTTCCCGCTCATTGAGTACCTGTTGGGCTTTGACCCGAGCCTTTTCTTCCTTCACTCTTTGTCGTTCTTCCCGTGCCCATTTCTGGTTAGACTTATACTCGGCGAGTGCTTCGGGTGATAATGACTTGAGGTAATCCCTGTGGGATTGGGACATTCGGTTAGTCATTGCCCGTTTGTGTGCGTCTATCTCCTCTGGTGGCACGTCTTTCATACGTCTTCCACTTCCATCATTGAAGATGCGTTCCTCTTTCGGAAACCTCATTGGTCTGTCCTCTTTGGGTATCTTGACCCTTACTGGTGGTGCTTTGCGTTCTCCTGTGTGTACCATATCGAGTTATTTTCGTATGAGAATAATGATGAGAATAATAACGAGTATTGTAGTGATACTCATACCCTTTACGGTGTTGAGTATGGCGTGTACGCCTTCACCAATCATTCCACCATAACCGAGGAGGATGAGAACGAGGATAATAATTAGGATAGTCTTGAGCATAGAATATTTATTTTTATTAAGACAAAAGTAATAAATTGTTTCTGAATAAAAAAATTCTAATTGTTAAAGAAATTATAAATGATTTTCTTACTCAGGAGACCTTGAGTTCTGCGGGCGCCCCGGGGGAAATTTTCAGAGGAACCATTTTGGGTAGGCATAAAAAAGGTCTGCACTTGCAGACCTACTTTCAAATTCCAAATCCCGTAAAGTGTAGTTATACACTCACTGCTTTACGGGCTTCGTGTACCTCTTCTGGTATCGAATGGTCATCATCGGCGTGAGGGTTACCGGATGTCAGGTGATACTCTTCGCGTTTCTTCTCGTCTGGTGTAGCAATTTTGTAGTCTTGTGGATTTTTACCTAGCTCTACTAATTTATGGCGAGCTGATTCCTCGTTAGAGGCGGGAATTACTACTGATCCCTCTTTTGGATTTGTTTTGTGGATGAATGTAAACATAAATTTGAAATTTGAAATTTGAATAACAAATGTAATTAAAAGTATTTGATTAAAAAAATTTAGTTTGTTAAAGAAAAGTTAAAGAATTTTAACTCATTGTTTTCCAATAGTTTAGTACGTGCTCTGGAACTTCAGTACCATATTTTTCTTTCCACCTGGCCACATTATATTCCAAGTTAGTAAAAGGCCCTGGTTTTCTATCTGAACTATCGAAGTTGTGAGCGCAACCTCCACGCATGTTGTCAAGTGCTTGTTGTAGTGTTGTGTTTTCCATATTTTTTTATTTTAGTATGCTCGAAACTCTTCTATTGCATTTTCTGGTGCCGTATAAAAATAAGTACTCGTTACTTCCTGTCCACTATGGGTGGAAAAGAAGTGAATATAATAATGAGTATCATCAGGTGCAATCCTTTTCCTATTTTTAACTAGTATCTTCATATTAGTAGTCGTAGACGATAGGGTGATTGAAGTGACCTCTCGTTTATCTCGTGACTTATTTACCTTTACCCTGAACCTTTCATAATTTTTTACACCAACGTTAGTTACATATACTTCACTCCCTTCAGGTAAGTTAAAAAATTCGAGGAGAGTCATTATTTTTGGGGTTCTACTCTCAATCTCTTGCCGTTCACTCTCTTGTATTTCCCATTCGGCTCGTGATTCCTCACCAGGTGCAAATGTGGTAGCGTTACATTGTACCATGATGTTATCGTGTGCGAATGACTCTTTGACGGTTTTGTCTGACTTATTATATTTATCACCCTCGGAGAGTACGAGCTTGTTACATCCTGCCACTTTTAATACACCACCTTCTGGGAGGTTATCCAATATCTCTTGAAGGTTCTCTCTGGTAAAGATGATACCAGTATTTGTATTGATTGCTCCACCACAACTACTGAACCCAGTTATATCGGACTTCATTTGTATGTCCGCTCCTTCCAACCAGGCAATGGTGGCGTCGGCAAAACAACTCCCTGCTTTTAGGAGAGTCTTCTTATAGGAGTAGGGAGCTAACCCTCTTTTTCCGTCTTTAGTAATATAGATACTCATAATTTATATTCGATTTGTCTCTATTTTCCATGTTCTACGCAACCATCCAAAAATATCCTGGGCGTAGTTTTTTGTGAATATGGTACTTCTTTACGGGCAATCTCAATTAGATTGCGTCCTTCGGGTTTTAACCAGGGTTTAGTTTTAGAGTCCTGGCTAAAAACATAATTGGCCAAGACAATACTCTCCCGTATAACTTTAAACCTTTTATCGTCCCGTTCGGGTGATCGTTTAGTAAATGCCATAACTAATTTTCTTTTACTATTTTACCAATTACTATTATTTGTAGTTCACCCTCTTCTCCATCGAACTCCTGCCAAAAAATTTCGGTTGCTTCGTCTTCATCATTAGCAAGTATGAGCTGACTACCACCAATATCCTCCATCGGATCCATATAGGATATTGAGTATAGGGTATCTCCTGTACCCTTGATGTTTTCTGCTTTTGTTACTCTGATTAGTATGTCCATATTATTTATTTCGGTTTAGTAAATTATGTCCCTTTGTCAATTTTCTTGCTCGTTCTTCCTGTTCGGGTGTTAGGGTAACGTCGGTACGATTCTCTAACATCTTATTGTAATCCACCAATGTACCTTTCTTAATGTTTTCTATTACTTGTAAGGGTCGCCAAACTTTAGTAACCCCTGCACAATGTGGGCCTAATCCAAGAGCAATACTATCGGGGTCTGTTAATCTCAAGCCACAACGACAACATCTTCCAGCATGCCACACTTCCAATAATCTGCTAGTTTGGCGTTGGGCGAACATCTTGAAGACGAATGACCATATAATGTTACTGGGTGCATCTTCACCAATTGAACTCTTTTTATTATCTCGTCTATATTCTATAGTACCATTTATGTGTTTTATAAATCCCATATACTTATAATGAGAATTATTATTGGGTCCAGTAAGAACGTTTATAAACCAAATGTCTGCGTCTTCCGGTTTAACCCCACGCTTACAGGCTATTTTGTAGGTAACCCTCTCAGGCATATTTGGTTTTCGAGGTCCAAGACTCTTAACGGTAATTATACATTTTCCAGCAAGTACGAAATCTAGGCATCGTTCTTGTGGTATCAATCTACCTAATCCTTCTATTGGTTTAATTTCATCACTTGTATTATCCTGTGGCATAAGAATAAATTTATAAGACAAATGTAATGAATAGTATTCAAATAAAAAAATAACCATCGTTAAAGAAAATATAAATGTTTTCGATGCCGTATAATCTATGAGAGGGCGCCTTACTAACTCAGGTCCTTTGTGGTATCCCCATTAAAAAAGGTCATAAGTTTTCACTTACAACCTTATCGTTTAGGTAAGATTTTAGTAATCTACAGGACTTTGTTAATCCCTACCAGGAACGTTCTTTAGTCCTCTTCTTCACTCGCATCGCAAACGTGTGCTATTGCGTCGAGGAATGCGTCTTCGTTTAATAATGCACCAGTACCAATGTCGGTGAAGTCATCGTTCTTTCCACCAAGTTTATAACCATCGTCTTGGCCTTCGTTAAACTCTGACCATTTCTCAGCCATCTCGATGTCACACCAAAGGGCATCGTTAACAAGAATTAGTTCGGGATGACTACATACACTTTTTAATACGGTAAGTAGTTTTTCGTCATCCTCTTTGGTTTGCTCAAATGGATTTTCCATCCATTCGTAATATGCTTCGGCTACATGACGTGGTACTCTCCGGAGTTTCATAATGGCATCAATATCAAGACCTTCGAGGTCTTCGTTAATGTGTTCGGTTTCTCCGTCACCAGTCAATAGGTTTCGTACATCATAGTTTACCAAGTATTTGTTTGAATCAAATGACCTCTTATAGGTCACGAACTCTTCCTTAGAGAGTTTTTTAGTTGTGTCCGGCATGTTTGACTAATTTAGGCGGTAAGTAATTGTTTTAGTTGGACCTTCTTTTGATAGGTATTATAGTAGACCCTATTCTTTTTAGGGTACTCTTCGAAACACGTAAAGCAGTACCTATATCATTACGTAAAAACTCCGCAATCATTTTTTTGAGTGCACCCTGCGGAGTATTGGCTATGCACGGTCGGAAGCGGTCGTCACTCTTTTTGGAATAGTGAGTGTAATAGGTACACGACCAACCCTTTGGTGCTGTAGTCATGAGCATCAATCCAAAGGGTTCGCAGTTATGCGTTTTGGCGGGAAGTATTTTAATTAGTTGTTCCACCGTAGCGTTTGGTGGTATGATGTCTTTAAGTCTCGGTTTGAGTTTCTTTTTCTGTGGCATAGTTAGAATTTTTAAAATTAAATGATGTATGTGCTGTTACGACTAAGGGTCATACTTACTCTTTCTCGTCCGATTAAACGGAGTTGCAAGTTCGAGCTTTTACCTCGTTAACCCACTCTTGAGAGGATGGCTGCTTCTAAGCCTACCTTTACATCATTTAAAGAACTTATGAAACATAATATGGAACATAACCTTTCCCTTCCCAATGACGGGTCAAGTCAAGTAATGGTTTGTTGTGTGTAGTATCCTCTTCCACCATTTTGGTGGCTTCCTCTTCCGTCTTGTTGTGTTTCATGAAAGCCGCTACGTAATAACGGATCATTTGCTTACGGACTGCATCCCATGTGAGCTGAACCTCAGGTTGTGCAGGTTCTGTAGTGCTACCAACAAAATGTATTGAACCACCGATACGTTCGAACCAGTTAAGTCCCATTTGGCGTTGGAGCATATCCAGATATTTTGGGTCATCCTCATCAGGAAGTATGACATGACTTGCGTAACTTGTTGGATCTACCGGAACCTTGTAGAAGTCCGCTGCCTCCTGGTCGAGGGCTTTGATGTTAAGAGGTTCACCATTCTTTCTTATCTGAAACGACATAGGAAAAGTTATCTATTTGTTAAAAATTTTAATTTACATGTAAATGTAATCAATCGATTTCAAATAAAAAAATTATTATTGTTAATATTATGTTAAGATATTTTACAACCACTTTTATATTTTTAAAATTTTCATGTAATAAAAATTCGAGAGTGCGCCCCGCAATTATTCATATTTTTTCAACCACTCGCATAAGACATTATTCATAATGAAAAAGGCCACCTGATGAGGGTGACCTTCTTCTATCAAACGTAACCATTAAAACCTATTTTGTTTGGTGCTCTTCTCTTCCTTGCACCACTTCCTCTATACCCATGTGCCTCGCTATACTCTCATCATCACTTGCCTTTTGTAGTGTGAGCCTCTTCTTATATTCAAACCTGACTTCTTTAATACGGAGTATTTCAGAATAATGTAACTCTCTTACTAAATCCCTGATACCTGCATATCTCATCTGGGTACATAATACATCAACCCATTGGATATTGAGTGCCTTAAGTAACTCTCGTACTGTTGTTGCGTCCTTCTCCTCTACCTTGGGTAACTTAGCCTGTAACTCATCAAGTGTTATCTTCATCTTACCTGCACACACTGCGGCTTCTTCCCGTTCACTCATTAGGTTGTAGAATTTACCGTTGTGTCGGAGTAGTTCGTTTATGTCCTCCATGATAAGTTGTACTATTTGAGGTAACTCCAACTTATCAACGGGAAACTGATACCAGAATTTCGTTTTCTTTATTTGTTCGTCGGTAATTAAATTCACATACTCCTCGATGTCTTGCTTGTCCCAATGTGATTCAACCTGCTCCCATTTTGGTCTTACTCTTTGACCAATGGTTTCCGTTACCATATTCTCCTCACCCTTCTTAGGTTTCTTTCTGCGTTCTCCTTTAGGCCAAACCTCTTTGACCTCTCGGCCACGGTAGTTGTAATACTTATACTCCTTCCAGTTAAGTCCCCTATCTATTTCTTTGCGGTATATCTCATAGTTGTTCCCATCGGAGTCATATGTATAATACTCCATTTGCTCCAAATCACTTTTGGGTAATCTCCTACTCTCGTGGATTGGACATTCGGGGTAACCATTCTTCGCACGGTGATTAACTAACCCGAAGAGCGTTTTCGTAAATAGACTTAGTTTCTTTTTCATGCTCTCCGAGTTTTAGCTGCTAAGTATGCGGCTGCACGTTGCTCCGTTATTTCTTTGTCGTTATGTAGTTCCAATGTGTACTCCTTGTCCTTAGATTTCCATACGTATATGGTCTTTGGATCCCACTCACTGCCTGTTGAGTGACTAAACTCAACTTCTATTTTCCCGCCCGTATCGGGGTTGTGTAATTCGTAAGAAGTCCCAAAGGGAATACCTTTCTCACTCATACTAAAGGTCTTGGTTGCTGCCTTGTACGCTCCGGGGTAGTTTTTAAGATTAATACTGAACATGGAATTGATTATTTTATTAAGACAAAAGTAATCAATAGTCGGATAGGTTGTATCAAACCCAGCGTTAAGGATTTGTTATTCCTTTACTGGGACTGGTGTGTAACCTTTAGACCTCCAGTACTCAATAAGGTCGAGCATTGGTTTTACCGGCGGAGTATTCATTAATTCGGTACGTATCGTCTCGAAGTTTGGCTCCTCCTTATATTCGTTTAACAAATCCTCGTATGGCTTGAGGTATTTCTCCTTTACAAAATCCCAGGTGTCCGCACCTTCATGAATGATGAAGCCCAATTGGTCAAACCAATTACAGAGTATCCTCTGTTGCATCTCTTCCATATTCTTTTTACGGAGTTTCCCGTCATCGTCTTCCTTTTTGTACCCTTCAGGTAAAGGAGTTACCGTAATTGGTGAAGCGTAACTCCTTGGGCGTAGTTCAATACCCCAGAAGGCTGCTACCTCTTCATCTATTTTGCCCATACTGATGGTTTCACCCTGAGCGTTTTTTATCTGAAACATATTCCATTATTTTTATAAGACAAAAGTAATCAATAGTTTAATCGGTTCCTGTTAGGGAGTTGTTAATAATCTTTAACAGGATGCGGAGTGTAGCCTTTACTCCTCCACAATTCGATAAGTTCTACAGTAGGTTTAACTGGTGCAGACTCCATTATCATTGGGCGTACTTCATCCTTCTCGTCAGGGCAAGAGATTTCAATATCCGTTACCATTTTCTCGTATGGAGCAAGGTATATTTCGAGTAACTTATCCCAAGAGTCCGCACCTTCGTGAATGAGCCAACCAACCTGGTCAAACCAGTTGTGTGACATCTTCTTACTGGCCTGTTGGTACTGTCCACCATATTGGTCTTTCCATTTTTGTAACGCTTCCGGGCCTTCCTCGTCAGATGGCTTGGGTATGATTTTAATTGGTGACGCCCAATATTTCGGGTCATTCTCTTCACCCCAGAGGGTGCAGGCTTCTTGGTCGAGTACTTTCATTACAACTGGTTCTCCCTTGTCGTTTCGTATTTGAAATCCCATAACATTATTTGTTTTTTATATGACCACAACCTTCAAAGAGGTATGTTTCTAAATCGTTATAACCTAATACTTTATTGTAGAGTTCCATTCCAAGAACCAGCTCTTCTGGCCAACCATCTGAACGAACTTTCGTTTCGGGAAACCAATGTTTGAGTGCGAGTAAGCACGCCAATACCGGAGTATCGTAAGGGAGCCTGATGGTCTTACAACAATTGAAGTATAGTCCTTCTGCGTCTGGTCCTTGATAGTCCTTAGGTACTAATATTCTTGGAATGGTGAATACATCCTGTGCGTCCTTGCCAATGAAACGAAGCATGACCAAGGATGTTATTGGAGTTTTACCGTAGCGAAGTTCGTGGAATTCCTGGTGGAATTTACCATCTATTAGTTCTACTCCGGACGCACTCATTATGCGTTGGCAATCTGCAACGAAACTTTTAAACTTATCCTTATCGAGAGTAAGAGATCTTTTCCAAGAATGTGTATATCCCATGTCCTTTAATTTTATAAGACAAAAGTAAACAATAGTTTAATTGGTCCTTGTTAAGGAAATGTTAATCCTTCAAAAAAGTTTTACGGACATCACGACTTATTTTTCGAAGCTCCTTCCAATGTAAGTATGATCTCAAATTGGTTAACCATTTTTTATTGAGTACCTTTTGTGGTACCTTGTAGAGTGCTTCGTATTCTTTGTCAGCTAGTTGTGGAAATAATTCCCAGCGGGATTGCATATAACGATTATCCCATCTACCTTTCTTTACCCAGAGATCCTTATACCTTTCTACCTCTTGGTAGAAACCTCTTTCACGAATAGCATATGTTCCAGTTCTAACTGCTTGGTCTGGTATGCAATCTGGTTTAGGAATGAATTCGTATTCACTCTTTATTTCTTCGAGGTTACCAGGTAGGTCATCATCATACATAAACTTGATGTGGCTAGCAAAACTCCTATCGGCTGGGTCAAATTTGAATTGGCACATAGTTATTCAGTTTTTGAATTGTTCCACTCTTCGGTACAGAACTTTTTGAGTTCCTCGAAATAGTATCTGGTAAAGCTGGGTACAGTAGTCGATGCTAAATCAACACAATGTTGATAGTACAGATCATACTCCTTAAAGTCAGATGGACTTACCGTTGTAGCGAGCACATCAGTAAATTCCAAATATCGTTTGGATGCCATCTTAATCGTCGATGAAGTTTTCCGTGTCCAAAATACAGTTTACCTGAACCTCTGTCAGTTTCAAAAAACGCTGCGGAGTAACTGGTAGGTCTTCGTCCTGGTTGTGTACTGCCCGATCAAGGTTACCTGCAATATACTGTTTATTCCGTAGCAACATGAAGCCGAAGTTATCCATATGTGGCATGAACATTATCTCAATGCCAGTAAACCCTATCCTCTTAAGGTGAGACTCCACGAGATGGAAGTCATCTAACGTTTGGATTGGTATTTTTATCATTCTCATAATTCCTAATTTTATTAATACAAATGTATGAAATAATTTAATAAGTTTGTCAAATAGATTTGTTAAAGATTTTATAAAGTAGTTTGCTTGTATTTAAAATATAGGTGAGGCACCCCCGCAAAAAATATATCTTCATATTTATAATATAATTGGTCAAAAAAAAGGCACTCTTTACGGAGAATGCCAGGAGGTTTATGGGGGATGAGAAATTAAAAAGCGTGGTAGTAAAGATAATGTTTAAACTCTTTGAATAGTTCCCTAAGTGAACCAAGAAGAATGGAAATAGGTACTAACATTATTAACCAAATAAGGTATTCGTGTTTCCCAAATAAGTAACCTGCGAAACTTATGAGAACTATTTGAGTTAGAATACCCATACCAAAATACCATAATGTTTTAAATAATGGTTTTGTTGGCTTGGGTACATTAGGTTCTCGAAGTACCCAAAGATTATTACCCTTGTGTACATACACACTCGGACCATATAGCCATTTCTTTAGTTTACGTTTCATGCGTAAGCCATTTGTTTTACAACAGGTACAGGAGAATCGTCGATGTTCATCATCTCGCTGGCACGTATTGCACCTTCTACTATCATGTTGAACTGGGCGAGACCACCAATCATCATACCAACGAAGAATAGCTCCTTCTCGTTCAGGTCGAGTTGTTGGGATACGATCTCACCTATTCTGGTGTAACAAATCCTCTCGTTCTTTTGGAGGATGTTTTGAATTACCTCTTCAAATTGTTGGATACGTTCATCGGAGATACCCAGTGCGCGACCTGCATGCTTATCGCAGGTGGATCGAATTCTTACTGACATAGAAATTTAATTTTAGATACAAATATAAAGAATAGTTTTAATAGTCTTTGTTAAGAATTTGTTAAGGATTAAATGCACCATGTTGTTCAGAGCAGTAGAAACCTAATGCTCTTATTTGTTCCAATTGTTTTTCGTTTAGGTTAGCATAGAAAGAGGTTATGTCCTGGACAACACCATCATCCTGTATCTCCTTAACGTCAGTACCCGGTAGTTTTTTTAATCGGGTCATTACGATATTGGTCATTTCTATTTTAATACCCATGACCAGAAACAACCAATCTTCATCGAACTTATCGACTCCACCAAAATTAGGGGAGATTACTTTATATCTCTTCATCCTTTACTTCTTGAAGGTTCAAAATCGTTTTCCTGTATTGCGTGATAGCTTTTTTTGTATACTATTATTGGTAACTCGTCAGGTGCACTAAAAATTCTTAGTATGAAATAATCTGGTCCAACATATTCGATAAATCCAGAATATCCCATTGTGTCCCGATTTCCTGCTCCATGTAAGTAGCTATCCTCACATTGTAAACCTGCTATTGGTGTAAATACAAAGCTCATATTAGTTTAAATTAGTTGTCCAATTATTAGCATGACCTACACGATACATGGGTTTGTACCATCCTTCGGAGACCATACCATAACACTTTCCGTAGCTCCTACTGTTTAACTTATTGTTTCCATACCACTGACCCCTGAATAAATAGAGTCCACTCTTTTCACCACCCATAAATCCTGGGTTCTTTTGTATGTCCACATAGAGTGCTACACAGAACACTCTTCTCTTAACGCCATTGGCAAGACTACCAGGGTCAGAGGTTGACATACAGGATACTATATCACCATGTTTAATTTTACTCTTCTTTGTCGACTTCATTTTGGTATCTTTTTAAGAATACTAAATACTTTTCTCGGAGTGGACCTTCCATAGGAATTAAGTCCACATTGAAGTTGTGTTCCCAACATGGGTTACACATTATAAATGCTCCAACCCGCACCATTGTTTTATGAATGACCCCACAATTAACGCAACTTGCATTAGTATGAACCCTGCATTCCACACCATCCTTTGATGTTCTGGCAAGTATGTCTGCGAGGTCTGCGAAGTTACTTGTACCGCCAGTTGTTCCACCCTTATTACTGCTCATATATTTTTTTATCTAAACCGTCTATAATGGTTACTGCGAGTTGCTTCTTCTCACGAATAACTTTTCGTAGGTCTTTTATTTTGGTATCGGCTGACTCTTTGGATTTCCAGGTATCTCTCCACTCAACGTCTACTCTGGTATCAAATAGTTCCCTTAACCTCCCATTGAGCCTATTATACTCTGTCCACGTATCCTTAAGCTCAGTACTTAAATTGTCAATCTGAACCATTAGTTCATTGACGTCCAGCATGTTCTGGCTTAGTGGCTTAACGGGCATCCCAGTCGGTATAATTGATGTCCATCATAATGAGGTTAGTTATCAACGCACTCCTTTTGGTGGCAGGGAACATATACCCTTTCAGGTTTTCACCTTTGTTCTCCTTGCGGTCATCAGGTATCTCGTGTGTAAGTCCTCTGTCCTGGAGTTTCTGTTGTTTCCAGAACTTACCATATTGTCCACCATGATCCATTAACATGGTCTTGTGTAACATGGTTGCTTCCTTACCCCAAACAAGAAAACTCCTTTCGGTATAGCTCTTGATGTTGAGGATTTTGTCGTCCGTTAATTTTTGTTCCTGGTCTGGCATAACTTAACTTGTTTGCTGGTTTGGAATATCACCTATAAACGCTGTCCCCTTGTCTCCCCGTGGTGAAGTTACGGGTTGAACCACAATGATGGTAGCTTTGCGAGGTACCATTGATTTTGGTTGTGGTGGATAAATTGGTTTCAGTTCTATTGTCATTACGAAATTTTTTCAAAGTTGAGAACATATTTAATATTAGTCCATCTGCGAATTACCTTACCATCCTTGTCCGTTCTGATTAGTGGCATTTGGGGAAAGTAGTTACCGCAAATTGCGGTTTCCCATATCTGTCCATTATTAAAAGCGAGTGAAGGATAACCTCCTCCATTTTGCCAATTAGGATTAGGTTGGAGTTGTTCCTTTTCGAATGGTATATCAGATATACGATACCTTTCACCATTATATTCCCATTCCCATTTTTGAGATATGTAGAACGTATTTTCTACCATACGCCATTTCTGTTTGGACAACTTGGTAGTATTATTCATTATCTCATCCAACTCTGTCCACTCGGGAAAGGTACGCTTATTATTACTGATACGCGTAATCCTTTGTAACTCATGATTGACCTTGTACTTATAAAAGCCATCAACGGATTGTAGATATTGCAATTGGTTGGTCATTTCGTTATCGATTTAATAGATGTGTGACGTATAAGGGTCATCAACATCAATCCAGTTAAGCATATGTTTACTTATTATGTTTCTTATAAGTTCTCCTTATGGAGAGTTGTTTTTTCTCTTCGAGGTTCAATTCACGATACTCGATTTGGTAATCCTGGTTCCCATCAAACCTTCTTGTCAATGTAGAAACCCAACCAATTTGAATACCCTTACATAAAGAATTAATAGCTCTTTGTACCGCACCAGAATTGTCTGCACCTATTAGCTCTTCAGGTATTTGTAGTATCATGGTTTTGAATACAGGAGTACCATCAGGAAATGTTTTTGTAGCTTCCAGTCCAAGCATACGAGCTTCGTGTACCAATTTCTGGAATATCAACTTTGCGTTCTTCTCACCCTCCTCTGCCACTGCTACACCCCAACTATTTGCATAGTATTTGAGTTCTTCTGATACGCGTTCTATTTCCTTGTTCCTGTCGTACATAGTTAACTATTTTAAGTTGTCTGCCTTTTTGAGGTTATTTAAAAGAGCTATCCGAGAGTTGAGCATAACTACCATTCCACCTTCCATATGTAGGGGTTTTAGTTTTCTCACATCCTCTTTAATCCCTTCGATGGTAGTATGAGAACCATCTGTAATTTCTGGGATGTATTGTACCATCCAATCCGGTATTTCGTCTAATTCAAACATCTTTATATTTTTTTCTTAATACAAATGTAATAAATAGTATTCAAATTAAAAAATTACCAGCGTTAAAGATTATATAAAGTAGTTAATTGTAAATATTCTTACGGTTTGGTATTTCCACCTTTTGTGGTAAACTTAAAGAAGCACCACCTCTTTTTTTCTGGTCTCTCTTATGGTCAAGAGCTTCCTTTTTAGTACGGAACACCCACATATAACCTTTACCTCCCTTGTGACCGTTAGACATATCCCACATTAACCAAAACCTTCCCCAATCTGGTAAGCTAACATAGCATTCTACATTATAGTAACGCTCTGCTAATAGCATCTCGTTTTCGGTTAATTTTAGCTTGGACCAATGTTTATCACGTGCCTCGGCATTAAGTCCCTGTGGCATCGTTTGTATGTGGTCTACTATCTTTGAAAGTTTCATATAAAAAATTATAAGACAAATGTAATAAATAGTTATCAAATAAAAAAATTACCATCGTTAAAGAAATTATAAAGTATTTTTACCTGACCACAGAAGGTCTTTATTTTGGTGTCAAAATTTCAGCACCACCCCGGGGGCATTATTGATGATATTATAATTACTTCTGGTCGCTTTAAATATGCCTTAAAATCGACCAAAGTGATATACCAAAGTGATTATTATAGGGCATTTTGTTGAGTAATATAAGAAAAACAAATATGTATTAATAGCTGGAACTAAAATGAAAAACTCTGCTAAAATTGTTATCTACTTAACACCCAGGCAATGATGTATAAGTAAGAGCAATATATAGTAACATGAAAGGACTTATCTATAAAATTACTAGCCCAACCGGACGTATTTATATAGGGTGTACAACTAAAAATAGTATAAACGAAAGATATAAATATGGAGTTGATAGGAAACAACATAAATTATATTGGTCCGTAAATAAATATGGATGGGAGAATCATACTAAAGAAGTAATAGAAGAACTCACATTGGATAATAATAAGGACCCTATACTTTTTGAAAGAGAGATATACTGGATTTCTAAATTTAACTCATTTAAGGATGGATTAAATTGTACGGAAGGAGGTGGTGGAACTACTAGTATATCCGAAGAGATGAAAATAAAAATATCCAATTCATTAAAAGGAAATAAAAATAGAAATTTATTGGGATTAATAAAAGATAGAGATAGTAAACCAAAAATAGCTAAGGCTAAAATAGATCAACCAAAAATAGATAAACGTAAATTTGTTACGGATGAAACTAAGAAGAAAATATCCATCTCATTAAAGGGTAAAACTAGAAATCCTATATCTGAAGAGACTAAACAAAAAATTAGGGAAGGTAATAATAGGGCTAAAAGAAAACCATTATCTGATGAGCATAAGTTAAAATTAAAACTTATGATGAAGGAAAAATTTAATACTCCTGAAGCCAAACAAAAGATGAGTAATTCATTAAAGATAGCTCACTCTAAAAAACAAAAATGGCAGAATAGTAACTAATTCTATCCTGCCATTCTCAAACTAAATTAATCTTTTCCTACTCTGGACTTATTCGGTCTTCGGACATAATCTAAATATAATATAATAAATAAGTTACTACTTATGGAGAACCTTTATTCCTTATCATAGTCAAACAATTTAGGTACGCTTAAATAATTATTATTAAAAAGCAAATATAACAAATCGTTTCTGTATTGTGAAATACTATTTGTTAAGATAACGTTAAAGAATGTGTATAAACACAGAATTCCTGGTTTTCGAGACGTAAACATTAGATATATAAAAATAAAAATTATGCACAAAAGGACTGGAATGGCAGAATGGTATGAAAGAAATAAGGAAAGTAAGAAGGAATACCAAAAAGAGTATTATAAAAACAATAAAGAGAAATGCGTAGCTGCCAAAAAGAGATGCTACGAAAAACTTCCAAAAAAGGAACCTAAAATACCACTAACAAAAGAAGAGAGAAGTAGTAGAAGGAAATTACGTCTTAGAGAAAGAATGAAGGTAGATCCACTTTATAAATTACACCAAAAGATTAAAAGAACCATAGCACAAAGTATTCGTAGAAATGGTTATACGAAAAAATCCTCTACTTACCAAATACTTGGCTGCTCTTATGAGGAATTTAAAATATGGATTGAGAATAAATTTACGGAAGGAATGGATTGGTCTAATTATGGTAAATGGCATTTTGACCATATCATACCAATAGATAGTGCAACCAACGAGGATGAGATAATTAAATTAAACCATTACAGTAATTTTCAACCATTATGGGCTTCTGATAACATATGGAAAAGTAATAAAATTTTGTAGGCGCCCTCTACAACCCATCGGTCCAGTGTTTAATAATATATGATTTTTTAAGATGTGTAGCTACACAGAAAACCCCAGCGAGCTTACGCCGCCGGGGTTTTGTTCTCTAACCTAATCCGCCACGGACATCTTTAATATGATACCCGAAATGGGATATTCTTATTTTACTTCTTCGGTAGCGGTTTCTGTGGCTGCTGCTGGTGCGGCAACTATTGTTGCTCCCGCTACTACCTTAGGACCGGCTGCGGCTGCGTCCTTTTTCGCCTGCTCTTTTTTCAGTTTTTCATCAGCCTTTACTTTGGCTGCGGTTTCCTTTTCTGCGTTCTTCGTATTAGTGGCCAGGTCGGCTGCAACGCGCTGTGCATCGGTAATGAAAGAAGAAGGTGTGTAGTAGATCCTTTTACCGCGCTTCATGCTGTAAACGATTTCGATAACAGGTGCAGTACCTTCTGCTGCACCTGCAGGGATGACACCTACGGTGTGGGCAGTGCGAACGAATACTTCATCATCCTTGATAGGGGTGAGAGTGCTTTCTTTTATTGATCCGCACGCTTTCTGCCAGAAGAGACGAACTTTTGGTACTTCCTTGGCCACTGCGGTTGGCACGATAGACAGGGTAGAAGCAGCAGGTGTTTCAGTAACTTTCACTTCTGGTGCTGGCTCTGTGTGTTCTGCAGTTTCTGTTGCGGGGTCGGTGTGTTCTGCGCTGGCCTCGGTAGTTTCCGTTTTGGTTTCTTCCGTTGCGGTGTCAGTGTGTTCTGCAGTGTCGATTGCAGTGTCGATTGCAGTGTCAGTGTGTTCAGCAGAAGTGTGCTCGCTGCCTGTTGTGTGACCGGCTGCGCCGCGTCCTTTACTGTGTTTGTTGTTGCTCATTTTTTTTTGATTTTTGATTATTAATAATTAAATTGATAAAGCAAATTTAAGAAATCGTTTTAAGATAAAAAAATTTTTAAAGTTAAAGATTTGTTAATGAATTTAATAGAGTTTCGTTTCGTTTTTTTATACTCCATTTTAATTATTTTTTGTATTGTTAATAATTAAATTGTTGAAGCAAATTTAAAGAATCGTTTCAAAATAAAAAAATAAATGTTGTTAAGGTAATGTTAAAGAAAATTAAAAGAGTAGAGACCCAACTCTTTGTGTAAACTCTTTGAATTTTTGATATAAATATAAAAAAGTGCGTGCGCGTACGCTCGTGTGAATAATAAACAATAGTTTTTGAATAAATTGTTAGGGAGTTGTTAAAGCTTTTAAACTCATTGTAATATCATGCGCGGGGGTGCCTCTGCGAAATTCTCCTCGCGCGGGTGGGCGCACGAGCGCGAATAATAAACAATAGTTTTTGAATAAATTGTTAGGGAGTTGTTAATGTGTATAAATAATTTCTTTAACAAAATATTACAGCTATTGATTTTTAACCTTAAAATATTTTATGTATATTTACGTTATATTAAATTCTTTCTTAAAAATGTCACAACAACTTAGTATAGAAAATTACACAGACGCACTAAATGTACTACAGGATATGGTACAGAAGGTGGTTCCCATTAAAAAAACCGCATTTATAGAAGACCATAAATTAGATGCTCGCTTCTTTAAGGTATTAGAAGAGATGGGAGTATTGGAAATATTGGAAAGCTCAAAACTAGGTGGCTTTGTATTTGATTGGAAGTACTCCAAACCTTCTAATACAACTGCAGTTCATTTGGCTACCAGAGTAACTGGAGCGATCTACGAACTTAATCAAAAGGCTTACACATATTATTCGTCTGAGGAATACAAACTCAAGAAGGCCAAAAAGGAACACAAAGAAAAAGAGAAACGTGAAAGACAGGCTATACTCGATGAAAGAGCAAAAGCCAAACAACAAGTACAGGTAAAGACCAAAGACCAAGAAACTATTATCTTGGATGTTAGTCCAATTATACAGCACCAAGGACCAATACAACCTCCGGCACCACCAATTGAAACTGTACCAGTTCACTCCCAGGTAACATTCTCATTAGCAGGTTCACTAAATAGGGCAGAACTTATATCTAAGTTACTCCTTATTATTGAAGACCAACCTATATCAAATTTTAGAATAGAAGTAGATTATTCAAATTAGTTTTCTTTGACTTAAGAGAATTACTTATTTTCTTTTTAGTTTCTTCTGAATGCGGGATTTGTTTCTTTCCTTTGTGTGAACTACTTATTTTTTGTTTAGTTTCTTCTGATGTAACCCTACCCTTTTGAGAATTACTCATCTTTTGTTTAGTTTCTTCTGAACATACCGTTCCTTTTTTAGAATTACTTATTTTCTTTTTAGTTTCTTCTGATGGTACCCTACCCTTTTGAGAATTACTCATCTTTTGTTTAGTTTCCTCTGAATGAGGGGTTCTCTCGTATTTAGCATGAGTTCTTCCTTTATTTGAATTACTTATTCTTTGTTTGGTCTCATCAGAAAGAGGTTTTCTTTTTGTGTGAATAAGTATTCCTTTGTTTGAATTACTTATTTTTTGTTTAGTTTGCTCTGACATAACCCTTCCCTTCATTGAGTTACCCATTTTTAGTTTAGCTTCTATTGAATGTTTATGTCCGCACTGGCCAGATCCACCTTTAGTACAGTTTAATCCATTATTAAAACTATCATATTCATTTATCCAATGAATTTCTAAAGAATCCAATAGCCAATTATTAATACCACAAAATTGACATTCATCTATAACTTCAAATTTATGATTATCCCATCCATATTTACTAAGACTATTATATAATTTAATTTGAGCTTTTATAGAAGTGCTAGGAGTATTAAATCCTTTATAACTATTCTTCCTATTAGAAATATTTTTAGTTTGACCTATATAAACTTTACCAGATGGGCTTGTTATTTTATAAATATAACCTTTCATAAATCTATATATCAGGAAATAAGTATACAGAATTAAGCCGGGAGATGTTAAAATTCTTTAACGCAAATTTAACATTTTGGATTTTTTTATTTGTTAACTTTTCATTAAATTTGCTCTAAGATTTTGTTAATATCATTTTATTGACTTATCCTCAAAAACGATACCAATATGCAAGTTTCCACTCTCCATATCCGAAGTCCATTATTTCTACAGGCAGAAACGGAACCTCAAGCATATATGGTAGTAGCAATTATCATTTGTGCGGTTCTATACTATAAGTACTTCGTAAAGAAGAAATAACCCCATTACAATTATCTAACTAATTAAATCTACCACGAACCATGGCAGTTAAAATCGAGACCTTTCGTGTAACAAGAGTCCAGGGTAAATCAGAGAACTGGGCGCAACTAAGACTAATCAAATCTCATAAAGACGCACTCGATGATATAGGGTTTACTGGTGAACATAAGGGAACTAAAATCTCAGTCGGAGAGTTTCTTAATAAACACGTAGCAAAGCCCAACGAGACCTTCCGCGTCGAAACCTTAGAGCAATCTACGGACAAATATAAAGATAAAATCCTCATCATTAAAGTAACGGTATAATGGAACACAAGGGGCCCATAGGGGGGACTAATGTGTTTATTATTATCCTCATTCTTTTTATGCTATCTCATTATAGGAATGCACAAGCAGCTATGACTAAGTGGGTAATGCCTGCTGTTCATATAACAACTAGGGTTGATTATATTTTACCTAATCCAAATTCTCTTTGGACACAATCCACATATGTATATGGGAACTCCACAGAAGAGGATATCTATAAAGATGTAGGTGTTTTATGTATACTATATTATGATATAGAAAAATCTAATTGGTTTTTTAATGTTTTACAAGGACAGGAATACAACGCAACGGAATTAGATCCTTTGGTACCTTCTACTATAAGAACCTTTGAAATGGGAGAAATCCCATTTATATTTGAACACGTAGTGAAAATTCTAATGGAAGCCTACAATAAAAAAGTCTGGCCAGAACCAGACTTCCAAAGAATACATTAATCTTCTCTTACACAAGGGGCCTCCAGGGGGATCTCTAACCTATATTTCGTACTTAGCCCTTAACTCAGGATCTTTATCTATTTGCTCTGTTAGTTTAGGCATAATAAGAACAAATACCTCTCTCTTTTCTTCTGGGCTCATTCCTTCCTTTGCTATCTCGATACTTTCTGCCAATTGTTTAATTAAATCCGTTCTCTGACGAGCTTCTGGACTATTAATTACACTCTTTATCTGGCTGCTGTAGATACTAACAAATTTACCTATATCATGTTCTTCCAATGCTGCTGCACACCTTTTAACAGCAATACTAAACCTAGCTACGTCAAAAGAGCCACCGGTAGTTTCATCCTCATTAAGAGGAGTATAGTTATCAAATTCTTTTATAGTTTTCATATACCCTATATATCTTTCCACTTTTACTGATTTTATTAAATTTCTTACTGAATTGCGGGGCGCTCCCTCGACCAATGAATCGATCAAAGATGGATTGGATAAACACAAGCATACCCCGGTTGAAACTTAAATATATAGTTAATATAAAATACTATATGACACACGAGGAAAAATTATCTAATAGAAATGAGCTTTATAAATTAAACAAGGGAGAGAAATTAAAAAGAAGGAGAGAAAATAGACAATTAAAAAGGGATGAAATAAATTCCAATAAAAGAGAATATTATAAACTAAATAAGGATAAGGAATTAACTCGTAAAAAAGAACTCTATCAAGCAAATAGGGAAGAAAAATTAGCACGTAGAAGAGAGCTCTATCAATTAAATAAAGAGAAAATATTATCTAATAACAAAAAATCATATCAATTACATAAGGAGAAAAGGATAGAAAAGGATAAAGAGAAATATCTAAAAAACAAGAATAAAGTCTCCATTGATAAAAAACAATATTATATAGAAAATAAAAAAGCCATCGCTAAAAGAAATGGTAATTATATAAAAGAGAGATTAAAAAGAGATCCCTTATTTAAGTTTTCTAAAGAGACAAGTAACCTAATAAGGCAATCCCTAAAAAATAATGGATTTAGTAAAAATTCACGTTCCCAAGAAATATTAGGATGTACCATAGAACAATTTAAAATTCATATAGAATCTCAATTTTGGGAAGGAATGTCGTGGGATAATAGAAATCTATGGCAAATTGATCATATTATACCATCTAGTTCCGCTACTACCCAAAAAGAAATTATAAGATTGAACCATTATACAAATTTCCAGCCATTATGGGCTCCTGATAATCAAAGCAAACGAAATAAATTAAATTGGACAAAAGAAAAACACCAGCACTAAGCTGATGTTTTTCTTTTAATTCCGATGTACCCCTTTAGAGAGATTTTTCGGTAATTGTTGCCGGAGCCGCTACCACTGTTGGGCCAGCTACTACTTTTGGACCGGCTGCTGCCGCATCCTTTTTCGCCTGCTCTTTCTTGGCTTTTTCATCAGCCTTTACCTTGGCTGCTGCCTCTTTCTCTTTTACCTTGAGGTCAGTCGCGGTATCAGCAGCGAGACGCTGTGCATCGGTAATGAAAGAAGAAGGTGTGTAGTAGATCCTTTTACCGCGCTTCATGCTGTAAACGGTCTCTGCAACTGGTGCAGTGCCATCCGGTGCGCCGGCAGGGATAACGCCTACCTGGTGAGAGGTCCTTACAAATACTTCGTCGTCTTTAATTGGCGTAAGGGTAGAATCCTTCATAGATCCGCACGCTTTCTGCCAGAACAGGCGAACTTTTGGTACCTCTACGGCTACCGCTGTTGGAACGATGCTAACGCTGCTTGCAGCAGGCTGCTCTGTTACTACAACCTCTGCACCCTGTGCTCCGGTTGTTTTTGTGTCTGTGGCCGTGTTGGCCGATGCTGTCTTTTCCATTTTTTTTAAACTTGTTTAATTGTTAATAATTAAATTGATAAAGCAAATATAAAGCATGTTTTCAAGATAAAAAAATTTTTTAAGTTAAAGATTTGTTAAGGAATTTAATTGTGTGCGTTTTCGTTATGCGTAATAAGTTTTCTAAAAATTAGGCAATAACTCAGATATATAGATAAAATATAATAGACATGAAAGAACCCAATAAGACTCAAAATATGAGTGAGTACCAGAAAAAATATAGAGAACTTAATAAAGAGAAAATTAGGAAATATAAAAAGGAGTATTACAAAAAGAATGAGGATAAGATAAAGGAAGAGTCTAATAGTTACTATCTAAAAAATAAAGGGAGTATACTAGAAAATAGAAAGGAACCAGAAAAGAGAAAAGAACTTAATAAAAAGCAAAACGAATACTATAAGATTAAACCAAAAAAGAGAAAGCCATATTCTGAAGTAAAGGAAGAAATGAAAGAGTACCGTAAGAACAGAATGAAAATTGACCCATTGTATAAATTTAAAGCCAATACTAGAAACTTAGTATATGGTTCTTTTAAGAGGAAAGGATTAGTTAAAGAAAGTAAGACATTTGATATATTAGGTTGTACACCTGAATTTTTCGTAGAGTATATTAAATCTAAATTTGTAGATGGAATGACTATAGAAAATTATGGAAAATGGCATATAGACCACATAATACCATTAGATAGTGCGACAACATTCGAAGAGGTTATTAAATTAAACCATTATACAAATCTACAACCATTATGGAAATTAGATAATTTAAAAAAGAGTAATAAAATTATATAGTTAAGAAACTCCTTGAATTTTTATAATAATAAGAAGCCCGCACACACGCCCGCGATAATAATAGTTCTTGAATAAAAAAAATTCCATTGTTAAATCTTTGTTAAATATGTTCTCCGAAAATTCCGCGGGGGTGCTTCGGGCGAGTTTGCATTTTTTTTGTAAACCTGAATGCAAATGTCATTAACAAACCTTTAATGTTTTCCCGCAAACTATTGAAGGGGATTCCTTTTTCCGGATCCATAAACCGGAGGTGGGATTATGGGATAATCCTAATTAATTTCTATCTATTATAATGAAGGTAAATCTATAATAGATTACATTTTACTATTAAATAATTCGGATGGATTCATGCCAACTATAGAATCAAAATCCCCATACTCTAAACCTATATTACCATCTTGTAGTAGATAATATTTTTCCATATAATATGCTCCACTAACAAAACTAATTGCTACTGCTAACATAGAAATTCCATTATATGTAATTTTTACCATCCTTGTAGATTGTGATATACTTTTCTTAACTCCGGTCTTTGTAGGTTCTAACACTTTTGGTTATTTTATCCACATATTTATTCCGAACCAAGTAATATTTCTTGGTTCGGAAGTTTTAAGTATTTAGGGGAGAATAATTCGAGGTTTAATTATTTACTATAGATAGACACGCAGGGGGTCTCCCGGGGGGATGGGTGTGTATACTAGGTGGGGGTCATGTGGTTGGGGAATACTGGGCTATTTAAACCGTGTCCATAATTCATCTGCTACTACTCTAGGTATTTTTTTGAGGTCTTTCTCGTCTACTACCTTTCTATTAATCCAACCAATACCAACGAAGCGTTGTACAACATTACCGAGGATAACTTCATTGAGATTTTTGGTTACTGGATCTGCCATTAGGATCCTGTTCTTATAATCGCTAAACTTAACAGTAGGACAAAGAGATGTATCTATTAGTTCTACGTCCTTTTGGAGAACCTTAGAATGAGAATCAAGTCCCCAATTAACAGTATAGTGTTTCTTGTATACCTTTGCTATACATCCTATACCCATTGATAGGGTTTTATGTTTTACTAATTCATTTACCATAGCAATTATTTAAACCTAGTCCAAGATTTAGAATGGTCAATATCTCGAATGATAGCCCAGAAATCTCTATGCTCATTAGTTTCACTAATCTGAAACCAGATAAGGTCAGCATTAAACAATCTAAGTAATGCCATTTTAGCAGCCAGAAAATCCACATCATGAACACGTTGGTATTTTAAACCAATATATTTAAAATGGATCGTTATGTAGTTAGGATCATATGCAGCTCTCTCCGGAGATACTCTAGAATATAAAACAACCTTCCAATCAGATAATTCTGGTTCTGTCCCCAATCTTTGGTCCAAGAAATACCCAATACTCTTTGGTATTTCATTTTCTACTACAATAGCATCCAATTATCTAAAGTTTAATGTTCCCCAATTAAAATTGCCACCCTTTGGAAGTGATGGCTGCGTAAGTGCTTTACCATTACCATCGGTTTCAGATTCGGCCTGCATCCAGATTGATGTCGTATCGGAATGAGAATGTATTTTCCATCCAGTAGTAATTACCATTGTTTCTATTGCATATTTAATGGAATAGTTAACATTTGGTTGTATCTTGACGCTGGTCAATTTAACCTCTGCCAAAGAAAGAGGCCTTTCCTTGGTATCTAATGTGAACTGCGGCTGATTTTTAAAGTGCCTTAATTCCGACAGGTATAAGAAGCTTCCAGAGATTAAAAGAAGCCCAGTAAATGTTAATGGTATGATTATCTTTTTCATATTATCCTACCAGCTTTTCTGTGCTGTTCCAATTTGTTGGGGTGAAGAAATTTTCGTGATATTCAGTAGTACCTTCAGAAAAATGCCCATTTTCCTTAATTACCTTGATATTCAATACCCAGGCAGAAAAGGCAGACGCCAAAAGAATCCAGAACGGGGTTAATATCGGGTTATTCCAAATAGCACCAGGGAATATCAAAGCCATCAATAATGAGAATGTTGGAACCAGGAAAAAGAAGTTTGTAGTTCGGTAAGTATTATGATTTCTCCAGCGATACCCGAGAATTCTTCTCCAGGTAGTGAACTCTTTGCCCCATTGGTGAATCAGGCGATAGTGCGTATCGTCTATTTTATAGAAGAGTACTGGATCAAGTGCTGCTAACCTTCTCCTTTCCTTCCACTCTTCAAAGCGGGTTGCCCGAACAGTAGTCAATGAAAAACTGCTGGGTACAGAAAGGATATAGAAATTATAGCGTAAGGTGGAATCGTCCAATTTTACTCCAGTAGCCTTAGAGAATTCTTTTATCTTGGCGGTTACCTCTCGATCCATATCGCCAACAAAGTGATTGGAATTAAGAAAGCGGAGTCTGTAGTCTACTGCCAATTGTTTAATTTGGTCTATAGTAAAGACTTGGCCATATTCCTTTTCCAGGTTCTCCCATTGAATGTTATCACCCTTGAAGTTTTCCAGCTGCATTACGGTGGAATTGCTACCGAGATTGCGAAGGATCCTTTTATCTTCCTGGTCCTCTCCTGCCAATAGCAGTTTTACCTCCTGGACAGAATCCCTCTCATTAACGGAACGTTCTAATTGCTGCTCCTTACTTTGGTCGAGCTCTTTTTTTAAATTGATACCCATACGATTGTGTTTTTTAATGTGAGAATATACACAAAAGTACATAAAAAGTTCTGACGAAAAAAATATGTATTGTTAATGAAACGTTAAGAAATATTTAAGGTAGATATCGAATATATATAAGTAATGAAATATATCCAGATATTTGAGACTTTCAATCCAGAAGACCCACGAATACAAGAATTTATAAGATATACCAGGATGTTTATAGGTTCTAGCAATGCGAGTAAATACATTAAACAAAATATGGAAATTTTCATAGAAGCTGGAATACCAAAAGAAGATCTATTGGACAGTATTCATGATATAGTTCTAGAGTGGTTCGAAAAATATGTCAAGATGATGATTGGATCGACTGACAATACTAGATTTATAAAAAATAAATTGGATGATTTTATAAATCTTGGATTTAATGGAGATGAATTAATAACCAGAGCAATACCTATTATAGATCAAGGATTTATAGATTACACTAATATGATGTTAAAAGGTTCAAATGGACCTTTTTACGTCAAGTTAAAAATTAATTCTTGGAATAAAGATCTTGGTATAGAAGGATCACATCTAAAGGGATTAATAGAGGATTTGGTCATAGAAGGAATGGATAGGTATATTAAGATGATGATTAATTCAATTTCTCCATTTGTGTATATTAAAAGGAAATTGGGTGAATTATTAGAATTAGTTAATACTCCAAATAGATTAATGGATTCTTTTTATGATATCCTATTTGATGAATACCTAAAACTACCACAATACAGGAAGGATATTATAGATAAGTCAGAGTATATTATTATAGGTGGAATAAGGAAAGGGTTTTTGATGGATTACAAAGAATTGTTAGCTAAATATCCTTCTATTGAAATTACTCCAGAGGAATTGGACAAAGCAAACAAATTAACCAAGGCATACAAATTACTAAAAAGAAAATGAAGTATCTAAAGATATATGAACAATTAAGTGATTGGACTAAAGCACTATTTAGTCTTGGTAATTATATCATGATATCTACCACAAATTCAAGCATTCCGGAGGACTTACTTCCTTATATTATAAAACATTTTGAAGGGAAGGGTTCCTTTATGTTTAATGTTTTGTATCAAAATGATAGATATTTTGTTGCAGAATTTGATGAAGGAATTAAACCATATGATGTGATTAGAATTTTTACAACCGTTAGCAAACAAAAAATTCCGGATATATTGGACGTAAATATGATTTTAATGTGAGCACATTAGATTTATTTAATCCAGAAACAGGAGAGGTTTTAAAGACCAAGAGACGTTCTATTTCCTTTGCTTTTTATTGCTATAAAATTTCGGGAATAGATGGATATTCTATTTTATCGTTTATATAAATTAAAGCTACTTTATAAAATCTTTAACTTTTGGTATTTTTTTATGTCAAAACAATTCATTACATTTGTATATTATTAAATGTTTTCATTGTTAACATCAAAATTTACTGATACCATGTTAAAATTAAGTATCACGAGAAACTTTAATTCCAAAGAAGAGGTAGAAAAATTCCTTGGTACCCTAGTTTCTCAAGTAGAAAAGAATACTTATGGAACCGATTGGAATCTCCAAGAATCTAATCCATTAGATAGCAAAAACCTGGAGGAATTGGGTAGGGATCTCGGAAAAATTTCCAATAAAATTGAGTCTCTATACACCTATGCAAAAAAGGAGTACGAGGATCAACTAGTAATATCCAGAGATATTGTTAACTCATTAATAACTCAAAAGGAATTACTTCTTAAGGCAGGGGTTAACCAGGAAACGCTAGAAAAATATATCAATGCTAAAAATAGTGATCTCATCAAGGTAGAGGATAAAAAAACTCCACGATTGGCCAAATTTATTTGGTTTGCCCTGGGTATGCTTTCTTCTCTTCTTCTATTAGCAATTTTACTACATATATTGCACTAAACATAATGGATAAATAGAGTAATGAAGAATTTGAAGTTCTATAAAGATATAGACTATGTTGATGAGTTGCGTAGCTTCTTTAAGACCACAAATGGCCTTGGTAAGATCGGCCTTCTTCGTGCAAAAATTAATGGTTATATTAAAAATGGGGCTAATAGGGATAAATTACTATCTGGTATCAGGGATTTAGTATTTAATGATTTTGCAAAGGAAGCCAAAAGCGTTATTATCAACGGCGAAAAAATAGATTCCTTAAAAAATAAGGAAAATGAATATATTAGTTTAGGTTTTGCCGAAAGAGAATTGGTAGAAAAAATTAAAGGGCTTGTAACAACAAGTCTTGTACAATATGCCCAGATGGTAATTAATACCCATGCCGGTCTAGTAGCATTGGGAGATCATATCAATGGATTTATTACTCTTGGATTTACAAAAGAGGAATTATTAGAATCATTAAATCCCATTTTCCTTGGATACTTTGAAGGGTATACGAAGATTATTATAGTAAGAGATGGGCCAAGACAGGTTAAAATGAAGTTGGATGACATCGTTGGATTCATTGGAATAGATAAAAAGGTCTTATTAGATAGTATACGACCAATAGTTATATCTAATATGGAAGAATTCGTAAAGAAAAATCATGGAAGTATTACTTATTCTTTAATCCAATTGGGAAAAAGAAAGGAAGAATTAATCCAATTGGTTAATAGGCCTAAAGATATAGTAGAAATATACTATAGTGTTATGCTTAAGATGTTACCGGATCTTGGTAACAATGAACAGGACTTAATTAAAATGGGTATTAATTTACAGGATCTTTTCGATAAAGGTATTAGGAATGGTATCCTTTGTGATTATATAGAGATGTTAAAGGAATATCCAAAGGTTAAGTTCTATGGTGATGATATGATACGGGCAAAAAAATTAACAAAGGCATTCCATCTACTAAGGAGAAAATAAGTTTTTTAATAACCTATAACCATTTTGATAGGTATCTTACTTTATAGAATATAATTAAATGGACTGAAATGTCCTCATATATGAAACATTTAATACCATTAACGGAAAATTGGGATAGTATTCCTACTATCGAACAACTTAATAATCTTCCAGCCATGAAAGATGTATGGAAAGGTTTTGAAATGAGATTTGTCCCTTATAAGGAGACTGGTTCTGGTGCTAGAAAGGTAGAATTTTTTCATAAAGACGAAAATTTGATGGGAAGAACTTATATTTTTTACCCTAAGAAGGGTAGAATAGAGGATAGGTATATTATTCTTAATGGGCTTAAAATGGAAACCTTAGATGATTGGAATACTAGTATTCGTAAATTTGTTTACTACCAGGCGGCAGTTGAATTAAATAAGGTTAAGAATGATAATGATCCTAATGTAGCTTATGGATATGAAAATAAAAGAACCTATAACAGGAATAAGATTACTGCAATGAAAGAAAATGGTATAGGATTTATAGATTTATTATCCCAAAAAATATTTTGGGATAATCCAATTTCGAAAAATATACTTATTTGGTTACTTCCTGACTCCGCTGATATGGCGATAGGTCCAATTAAAAAGATGATAGATTCAGGGGTTCTAATTAATTATGAAGTTATTTTTAAGGAATTAATAGACCAAAATAAAATATTACCATCCGAACTTAATAAATTGAATGTTCAAAGAGCTAAAAAATTATCAGCTGCTGCAAACTTAATGAAAAGGAATAGTCCTGTTGTATTATCTAGAGCAGAAAGAATTGAACTAAAGAATCAGGAGAATCTACGAATTATGAATTTAGACAATAGGCTTCCTGATGATGAAGACCCAGAAGGAATTTTTTAAAATATAATTAGTATATAGAATGGTAAAAATAATAACAAGGCAATATCAGGATAAATAGCCTAATATTATTTTATCCAATGGCAAAAGCAAAGAAGGCACCCAAATCACCAAAACCAAATAGGAGCAATCAAGTAAAGAGATTAAAGACAATAGCCCATACACAGGCAGTAGTTAAAGCTCTAAGGGAATCACTTTAAGTTACTTATCCTTCTCTATCCATTTATTTAAAGTAGGAAGAACTTCATCAATAGGAATTGCAAAGGAATATCCAATGTAGTATCCTGTCATTGATACGAGCATACCATTTATTCCTACTAACTCTCCATCAATATTAACAAGTGCTCCTCCAGAATTACCGGGGTTGAGTACTGCATCTGTTTGGATATAAGTCATATTAACTACAGTAGTATCTGGGTATTTCATTCTTGCACTAACAATTCCGGAAGTAACTGTTTTACCTAAGTAAAGAGGATATCCAATATTTAAAATTGGTTCTCCGACTTCTAAATATTTAGAAGTTCCTATATTAATAGGGATCAAGTTTGAGACTTGATGAACTTTTAGAAGAGCTATATCTAATTTAGGATTATGATTTACTATTTTTGCAGTTAGTGTATCAGATTTAGCTATCACTAATATACTATCTGCACATTCTATAATATGATTACAGGTAACAATATATCCTTCCTTCTTGATTACTATTGCTGATCCTATTTTGTAAACCTGTAATGAATCGTTATTTGGATTTCGAAGATAGACTACTACTCTTACTACCGAATTTGTTGATTTTTGAACTGCTTTCGTAAAGCTTCTTTTGGACGAGCAAGCTATCAGGCTTAGGAATATAAACCCAAATAGTAATAGTAGGTTCTTCATATAAGTATATATGATGAAACCCATATACATTTACACTAAATAATGGAGCCTTTTTAGGGAACTCCATTATTTAGAGGCTCAGTACTAATTAGGCCAGGAGCTTACGGATAAGCGATGCCTTGGCCTTTTGGCTGAGTTTTGGGATTATTAGGGAAAGAGCTACCTCACCGAGGTCAATCTCCTGTTCGGGGTATCCCTTTTTAGCCCTTCGGATAACACGTACCTGGGGTTCGTGTGTAGTTGTTAGGGTGGGAATTGATGTAGCATTTGGTTTGTTCTTCTTACTTTTTACTAACTGTGCATAGTAATGGGCGCTTATCGACGTCCATTTCCGGGCAATTATAGCGGCAGCGGATTTGAATGCTGCCTGTTTGTTACCAGGATTAGCAGCTACGTGCTCCTTGATAATTTTGTCGTCCGCTTTAGAGTAACCAATGCTGGACCTTTTGTTTTTTGGATCGCTCATAGTTTTTTATAAATTTAATGTTCATACAAATATAAACAAAATTATCTGACTAAAAAAATTACAAATGTTAAAAAAATTATAAAATTATAAATCACCATTTTCACGAACCTTAATCTCTTCGTAAGGGGCTACGTCCCTTCTGTAATACTCTAATTGGATAGCAGTCAATACACCAAGAGCCCTATTCATAGAGAAATAGCTTCGTGGATATACTGCTTTTAGTATTCTGGTAATAGAATAGTTTAATTTACCATCTACTTGATCCATTTCAGATGCTTTCAATGCTGCTATCAATGGTTTTAATGCTTCGTCTAATTCTGGACGTTGTTCTTGTTTAATATATGGCATTCTAATATCTTTTGTAATTACGAATTTCTCTTTCTTCCCAACCTATATAGGTAGCTAATTGTTCATGTGCCCATCTCATTGCATTAGGGGAAATATAGAACTTATATTCATTGGCTAGTTTATAAGTATTATTCCAAACTTGGAGCTCCCATTCATATCTAGTTAGTATGTGATTAATACTCCAATCAGAATAAGTATATTTTACATGGGCAAATTCATGTAGGAAAGAAAGGTCTTTTAATTCCTGGTCTTCATAAACACCCAAAATAATTTCTGCTTCCCCACCATATAGATGACCACAGCAACTACTCCTGTTTAGATACTCATTAGCATCATCGTCATATTCTCCAATCTCTGTAAGGCGAATATTATTTTCGTATGCTATTAATTTATAATCCATATTAATTATTTAATCCTTCCCCAAGAGTATAGGATAGATTTGTACTCAATTAAAATGTAAGGGGAGTGCATGCAGTTTTGTTGGGATGTTGCTAATACAGCTAAGAGCAATAAGGAATCCATGGATAATGCCAAAAGATGGGTTAAACACATGTCAACAGATGACGAAATGTTAAGACTACATGAGCTAATTTGTGAAAACAAAAAGAGAAGATTGTTTATAAGGTTGAAAAAATTTTAGTCGAAACATATAAAGAAGATAAGCCATTACCAAAGGGAAATAATGAAATAACGGATGATATGCTTATGCAACTTTTTGGAATACATTAATATAGTTATAGGTATAGGCACTTAGGTCGCAATATCAATCCTTTGATAACAAGCGTATTGGATCATTTTTGACCATTCGTTTTATAAGGGAATCAAAGATTACCCCCATTTTTTGTCTTCTGTTATATCTAAAGTGATATTCATCCAGGTATCCTTGAATACGTTCCTTACTGCAATGGTGGTGAATACCTCTTAACCAGCTTTTTATATTCATTATATGAATGTGTATGTCTTTAAAGTTTTTTCCGTCATCCGATGCCACTTGCTCCAATTTCGTAAATTCTGTTTTTAAGGGAGTATAACCGAGCCATTCATCCGATATAATCTTTGCATCCTTGGATACATATTTCCTCAAAAATGCGCCCAATTCTTTAGCCGATGAATGTTCTATCACTTCAGCATATGCTCTGCCTACACCACCATCAATAATCTCTAATACTAAAACAATGAGTTTTTTATCGCCTTTACTTCTACCTCTTTTTTGCTCTTCGGGGCCCCCAATGTAACACTCATCTACGTGTACCGTTCCTGTTAAAGGGTATTTTAGACTGCTTGCCATGGCCTGCTGTAGTTTCCATTTAAACTCCCAACAAGTCTTTTGGCGCAGGTCAAACTCATTGCTTAACTCTAAACTGGACATCCCTTTCTTCTTTGTACTTATTTTAAAAGCAATGTGAAATGCCTTTAAAATTGAAAATTTAACCTTGTCAAACATAGTACCCGATGTTGGACTTTCCTCATACCGACATTTGGTACATCGTCTGTTGAACGGCTTTTTACCAGCACAATATTTATCATTGTTGCATCTCTTACAGCTAAATCCATTCTCCCATTTAACGCCAGATAAATATTCCAGGCAGTCGTCGTCTGTTTTAAACCGTTGGTGGAACATAATTGAATTCACACCTGCAAAGGTAATTCGCCTCTCCATAAGGCAAAGCTACAGCATTGCGATCTAAACGCCTATACCTATATAGTTATTTATGTTTCCTTTTTAGGAGGGAGTGCGCTTTTGTTAAGTTCTCCATTCTTTTAATATCCTGGATTCCTGAGATAATAGTATCACTAGTACATATTTTTTCTGATTGTTTTATTATATGTTTATAATCCAATATATCTCCTTTTTGTATACAGGAATTCAATGTTGAGATTAATACTCCAACCGGATTATATCCATCTGGTCTAGTGGGATATAATAAACAATGCTCAATCATCCTAACATAAATTAGATTTGGTATACAGGAATAATTTATTATATTACCCTTTTCTATTAGATCATTCATACACATAATGAAATGTATGGAAATAGCCATTTCCAATTCTTCTATAGAAGCAGGGCCAACAGTAATACTTTGAGTTGCCTTATTTATAATATGGCGTCGCTTCTCTTTTCCATAAACTATAATAGAAGCAAATTGTAAAGTTTCTGCTTCTTTAATTGGAAATAGTAAAGGATAAAATAATCCCCAAAGGGCTGGATTTTCCAGAATTCCATTATCTAATTCATAACAATAATACCACCCAATTTTTAAGCATCCCATCTCTTTATTTTTCGGATCATCCTTAATCTTTTCAGGCGTATACACCCTATGGATTCCAAACAATTGAAAGATATCCTGATATTTTTTACTAGTAAATAATTCACTTAAATCCGGTTTAGGTGAATTATCTTTTCCCCCAAATTTTTTGAACCAAGACAACATAAAAATTCTAATTATTTTTAATGCCAAATATTATCATCACCATTGTTTTTTAACCATCCATTCTTCCAAGCAACTACAAGGAAAATTATTACTATCAAGCCTAACATTATTATCTTTCCCATATTTTTAAATTTTATGTTTCTGAAAATAGTATAATTATAACAAATATTAATAATAACACTATCTGTATTGGTAGAGTTAATATTTTATATAACCACATGTGATTTTTCATTAATTGACTTTTTTGTCTTTCGTTCTTTGTAATAGCCATTGTGACGATAGCTATTATAGTCCATATTCCTATTATAATCCAGATCATATTAATAATTCCTTTTAAACCATTCTTCGTTATCTAGCATATCATCCAATGAAGCTACCTGTGAATGAAATGAATCTCCTTGTTTTTCGGGTTTCCACCAAAGATTGCCATCAACTTTAACGATAAAATCCCTTTATTAATCCCTTTATAAGTAGGATCCTTCTTTGCCCCTCCCCTGTCAGTATCAACAAATGGGATAATCATATCCTTTTGGCAAACGTATATGAGTATGTTCATACAATTTATCTTTAGGCAAATATATGACATTTATTCTGAATGGCATTGAAGAGCTTTGTTAAAGATATGTTAAAGTCATTTATACCGAAATATCCACAAAAGCATTAGTTCTATATGCTCCATTTAATTCTGGTATATGATAATACCATTTATGGTCTATTGGAGATTTATGTTTAAATGTGGTTTCGTATTCCTTATCCTGTACTAAATCATTATATGGTTTGACATATTTAATCCTTCTAGGCGGATCGAAATCCCTCCGATGGATCTTAACATATTTTACCCATTCTAAAAGATGTTTCATGGTAGTATTTATCCAAGGAGTATTGAAATATATAAGGATAATGAAGCATTTAAAACTATATGAGGAGTTGTCTATTAATCCTCCCATAATGAATATGTTTACCCAAATTGATGATTTTTGGGCTTTTTTAAATCAATACCCAGAGATTGAGGAAATGTTTGATAAAAATCCTCAATTAGAATTTATTTTACCAAAAAATGGAGAAATGGGTAAAAAATTATGGGGGTATTACTATACGGGAGAGAATATATTTTGTTTATATGCTCCAATGAATGGGGTTGATACAATTGTTACTTATAGAATAAGTAAAAAAAATCCGGGGGAACTAAATGAACTATATGGTTATGGACCAAGATGGAAAGAGGAATATTATAATGGCCAAGATACGAAGGGTAGTTTCTGGGAACTTATCAATTCAGAAGAATATAAAGAACTATATGTGGATTATGCTTTAACTCTTTTGAAAACAAATTTAAGTAAATACGTAGATATATTTAATGGATTTTTTATAAGAGATTGGGAAGAAAGAATTAAAGATAAGTGGGTTCAAGAAGGGGGAGATTTGGGAGGAATAGAAAAAAGAATAAGGGCAGCCAAATTATTACTAAGAAAATAATTGGCCAAACCTAGATAGCTAAAAAATAACTAAATTAATATAGTTGCTTGTTAGCAATCCTATTTCTTCTCCCTAATGATTTATATTAAAAATAATTTTGGATTTAAAATTTCATGCTTAAAATCGACCAAAAGTGCATTCCAAGGGCATATTTTATATCATTTTTAAATGAATTAAAGCTATTTTCCAAACTGGTCATAAATAGCTTCCTTCATAAACCAGGTTGAGAAGGAAATCCCGGATAGTATATAAATAATGTTAATGAGTATCATATTATATTTATTAAAGAATTTTATTTATTATGTATATATTTAGTTCCCTTACCTTTATTAGACTATAGAATTTTGGAAAGGAATAGACGATTTAACAAATATGTAATCCATAGTCCAAGGAGAAACTTTTAAATAAAATAAACTAAAAATATAAAAGAAAATTATGTTCCAAAAAACAAAAAGTGTTGATGAGATAAAAGCAATTATTGAACCAATAAGAAATATTAATATCCAACAAAGGGAAGGGATGTCAATTGGTAATAAGGTTGCTTTGTGGATTGTAAGTAAGGTTGGTACATTCGGGTTCTTTATCTTTACTATTATCCTAACAATGATTCCTGTTGCTTTTCCTGCAACAATGACGGTGATTATGTTTATCTCTTCATCTCTATTACAATTGGTACTCCTACCATTAATTATGATAGGACAAAATCTACAATCAGCCCATTCAGAAGCCAGGGCGGATGAAGACTTTGAAATAAACAAAAAAGCAGAGTTAGAAGTAGAAACAATTCTAAAACATCTTGAGAACCAAAATGAAATGATAGCTAATCAGAATCAAATGATGCTGGATATACTCAAGAAATTAGAAGATGTAGAAAATTCTAATAAATAACTATCCAATACTACTTTTATAAATTATTTTCTATTTAATATTTTGGAAGCTTTAATTCTTTTTCTAAGTATGTTTAACCCAATTCCTTTCTTTTTAGCTAAATTCAATACTAAATTATCATAATTAGGAATAGAATATTTGTGAGATGTTTCTATATAATTTCTTATATCACCATCAATTAAAAAATCCAATCCATCCTTTATATGATTAAGTTTGGTATACTCACTATCTAATGTTGGATCATATGATTCCCCTATTGAAAATAGAAAAATAGAAAAAAGAAGGGAAATAGTAATAATTAACTTGAATAAGCTGGTATGACTTATTTCCATTTTTTCTTCTTTAGTTATAATTATAAACAAAAATGTTAATATCATTAACACAAAAGAGAAAATAAAATATGGGGATGCGTCTTTTATTTCTTTATATTTACTTCTAGCCATTTTTATTGTTATTTTAGTGGAAATAATTCTTCCATCATTCCAAAACCTTTAGCTGCCGAATAAGCACCAGGTGCTCCCTTCGAAAAATCTGAACGAAGTTTGTGTTTAACTGCTTCTATGCGAATAGCTTCTGGTGTCCATTTTGGTTTTCTCCCCAGTGGTATACCACCTTCTCCTTTTTTACTCTGGTGTTTCTTTGCCTCTTCAGCCTCTACTTTTGCTACCTGATCTCGGATTCGTTTGGATTCTTCTTCCTTAGCTGCTCTTTGCTCTAATTCTTGATCTATATGTTTAGAGATAGAGTAGTCATAATCATAAAGTATACCCGACAATTTTTTTAATTGTTTGTTTGTATATTGATCCGTATCAATTAGCCATGTAATTCCTGCCATTTTTTATATTATTTATTTGTTAACTTACTTCTTTTACCCTTTCTACTAACTCGGCAATACAATATGCTAACATAGTTGGTGCTGGTGTAGTCTCTCCTCCCATCTTATCTTTATACTTGCCAAATTCAATTGATGTTCCCCTGTGATCATATCCTATATGCGTTTTGATACCAAGTATCTCAACAAAATATGATGCGTATTGCTCTCCTTGGTGTCTATCATGATCAAACCCCTCTCCGAATTTACTATGAAGAAGAGGCTTACCAAACATATCTTCTAGTAAAGTTGGACCCAATGTATTAGTTAGGAACATAATAGCCATCCGGGAATATACATCACCTGTTAATCTTTTCAATCTCCCTTTCCATGAGGTATCTTTTATAATATCCTCATAGTTTTTTAACGCGGTTGGAAGGTTTCCTCCGAATTGTTCATACATTCTTTTCCCGATAGCCTTATACCAATCTCCTTGTGGTGGATTGTCTGCATTAAGAAGGATGTTCATTTGTGGCTCGTAGTAATCCTCATTAGCCATATATTTGTCCAATTCTTCTTTGTAATTTAGTATCTTAATCTTTTTATCTGTCATAACTAAATTCTTAAGGTCTCATTCGAATAATCTCAATCACATTGACAGCTTTCTTTCCATCATCCATATCCTCGAGATATACATGGCAATTCCCAGATTCGAGCGTATTTTCATAACCGAGCTCTTTCATTATCATATCTACTGCTTCGATGGCAGGAGCTTTGGTTTTACACGAGATGGAACAGTGGCGAACATCTGCTTTGGGCTGTTGTTCGATACTATAGACAACTTTAAAACTATCAGGGATATACCTGGTGTACTCTGGCATAGTTCCAACAGAAGGCCTATGACCATTCATTTGGTCAAATAGATCATCAAGCGACACCTCGTGAGCTTCTGCGTATTCTTTCAGGGAGTGGAGTTTTTCCTTTTCCTCTCCTCCCATTACTAGTACTGTCATACTTTTACCTCTGGGTTTTTATGTTTTTGTAAATATGCTTTTCTGTCTGCTCCATCCATAATTACGTATGGCTTATTCTTATTCTCTTCTTCGAGAATTTCCACTTTTATTATGGCATCATCCAATGCGGATTGAAAAGTATCCCCTTCGCCAACGACTAATGCTTTAGGAAAACGTACCTCTTCTTCCTTTAATGGATTTAGTATTGTTTTAGTTGATGCTCCAATTTCTCCATTACCAGGAAAGATGAATTGTTCGGTGAGATATACCATTTCGGAATCAGTATATTTCCACCAAATTGTTTCTCCCTTCTCTGCAGGACCAGTTATTTCTTTGGGGGTTCTTCTGTAATCCAAAAGACCCTTCAGCGTAACTTCCATATGTTCATGGCCTTTGAATTCATCACACCATTCGGCATCTATTGTGTGTCCAAGTACTACCCAACGATCTCCTTTGTCCGTACCTTCCCAATATGCACCAGTTAGATAATGCGGTTCTATTGGACCATACACTTCTTTATATTTACGTCCGCCTGCTTTAATATCATCACCTAATATGCGGAGTGCCTCTTTTAAATTAAAGCATTCCCCATAATAAATAGATCCTTCGGTTACATCATTACGATCCCACATGTTAATAACACGTAATCCTCCACCCGAGCGGAAGATGTGGAGCTTATTGCCAGCCTTTAGGGCTTCATCAATACTATTATGTTTTTTTGCCATTATCCATTTTGTTACGGTTACGAATAGATCTCAATGAGACCTTTAGTTTCTCTATTAGAGTATCGGCTTGTTCTTTTTCAAGAACGTTGAGGCTATTTAAACTATCCAGTGCATCTACTGCATTTATGGCATCGTTAATGTCTGTATCAAATATCAATGCATCCGCAGCCTCCTGCAATCTTTTTGCTACATCCTTCACATTAGAAATAACAGAGCACTTTCCCGTTTTGGAATCCTTACACCTTTGGCATAATCTGGTTACATCAAATAAGGACATTATGAAATTTTGGCAAGGAGACTCAGATTCCTCTTTGTCCAATTGCCTAACCTTCTTAATCAAGAACTCTGTCTCCTTTTGGTGATGAACCTTGAGAGCTTCGTACTTTTCTTCTAAGGTGGGATAGTCTTCCTCCTTGAATTGTTTTACCTTAATCCAGGTATAACCATTTTGTATTGCGTCCGTCATAATATTTATATTCCCCATTCCAATTCGTGCCAATCCCGAATCTTCTTGGGTAATTTTTTAAGTTTCTTCAAACGATTATACTCTTCGTCCGGATTATCAATATAACATATTCCCTTACAATACTCTTCAAAGGTATAGACAGATACTACCCGTGCAGTATGTAGCCATCCATCATTTTGAGCTATCTCTTTCGCTTCTTTTTTGGTAGTTGCTCCGATAACAGCCCAACCCCTTTGTGGCAATCTTCTTGCCTTAGCATGGACAAAGAAAATCATAAATTCCGGTAAAGCTTGATTAATGCCATAATCAACCGAGTCCTTTACTAGCTCTTGAATTTTCTTGGATACCGACATTTATAGAAATTTGTTTATAATATCCTCTCCATCATCTTCCCTTATTATCTTTTCTACTTCCCTCACCATACGATGTTTAAGTATATAAAGGTCGTATCGGAAGCTGGCATAAAACATTAACAATAGACAGGTATTGATAATTGGTATCCAATAAAAGAATATTAACTCTGTTTCTTCTGGATTTTTCCATCCTTCATATTTAGCTTCCATTCTGACAAACTCTCCAGCCAGAAAAATAGTAGCTATATAAAAGGTTGTAAAACAATACCAAAAATCAAAAGGGGATTCACAAATTTGCATAGCTCTCAATTTATAGGATTATTTAATTATTTTACTTCCTCTACCGCTTCCGGGGCCAATGTTACAATTGGAGTTTCTTCTTTCCCTATTGGGGTAATGAAGAATTTCTCCTCCTGCTTGATTGTAATTCCGCATTCATTTAACTGCAGGCCAATTTCTGACCTCTTCGCCAAAATCTCATCTTTGTTGGGCTCCTCCTTGGTACGAATGAAACCGGGAAGTTTTTCCTTCATCAACTTGATAACATCTTCCCACCTCTTTCCGCTTTTCAAGACAACACTTGGTGTATCTTTTCGTAGGCCAAGAATCAGTAATGCGGTTTTCATACTCCTTTTCTTTTCGGAGAAGAGAGTATCCTTGTTCTGCAGGCAGAAGTTCTTTAGGGTTTCAAATTGAGCACCCTGTACTGACTGGAGATTTCCAATCTGTCCTGCATACTCATCCATGATTGCCTTTATCTTGACATCCCGTGCGGAAGTTATATCCGTAAGGGTTTGAAGATTAGTGCTGTAATCCCCAAGTGCCTTGTCAAACTGAACCTTTGTTACTTCGGCTTTTTGAGCCTTCCTGTTTTTTGTTGTCTTTGCCATTGTTTAGTCGTGTTTATTTTTAAGCTTAGTTATTTCGTTTTTTAAGAAAGTATCATTACCATAGAGTTGATATATTTTCCTTTTTAAGAATGTATCATTACCATATAGTTTAAGGGCCCTATTATCAAGAGTCCTTATATAATAGGCAACAGTATCATTAACAGAATCCTGATAGGCAAAGTTCCTCCAATAGATTGTATCATTTGCTTTTTGGGATTCGTATATGAGATTTACCTTCTCATCTACCATTAATAGTAATTCATTAGTATGATTTAATCTATCTCTTAGCCTACTAATCCTCATATCTTGTATGGAATTAGCAATCGATAGAATTATAATTGCAATGGCTAATAAATATGTTGGTCTCATAATTAGTATTTAAAATTTATCCTGATACATTCTTCACCAATTTCACCGGACGGATAATTAATTAATAAACTACCGTCATATTGCTCCTTATTCCCTGATTCTATCGAAGTAATAGTAGGGATTGCAGGAAACTTATAATCATAAAAGGTGTCTATCAACCAGTCCTCTATCTCTGAGAACTTACGATCATTATCTATAAACTCACAGAGATGGTGTCTTATTTTAGAATAGCTGCCGTGGTTAAATACCCAAAGAACGCCTTTACCATTTTCAGTTATACAAGAGGATAAGTAATCATATCCAAGAAGTCCAAGATGGTTTAATTCTTGTTTGGCTAATATAGTTTCCCGTAGTACTGCATTTTGTTTAGTAATCACATCCTCACACATGGTAACTGCAGTTTCAAATACCATATCCTCGATTTCCTCGATTGGAAACCCAAACAAATCTTGGAAAATTATTTGATCCTCTTTACCTATAGAATTGTATAGGTCAGTTAGGAGTTTTATTTTAAAATCCCTTATCTTATTTAAAGCAGGGCTGGTTTCTTTTGTCATTTTATTCGTATGAATGTCGCTTCTATATTTTCAATATCCTTTTTTATTGTTACCTGGCATTGTTCAATTGCTCTTCGGAGCTTCTCTTTAGGTATAGCATCTATATCAGAGCCATACATCCTGTGAAAAAATTCCTGGTTGGATTCACGGAGAGAATTATATAAGGTTCTTAATTGCCTTCTTCGTTTAGGCTTTATAATTCTAATAAGACCCCAATCAAAATAACGAGCTTTCTCTATTCCATTTTTACTCATTCTATTTCTTTTTCCTTGTGCCAAGAAAGTCCGGACATTAGACATACAACTATAATAGTATTTAGTGCAGCAAATGATCTGGTATAGTAAGCATATTTGTGACCTTCCGAAGGTTTAAACTTTTCTTTTGCCACGTCAGTAAATCCTTTAATAACATAGAAGTTTTTAAAGGGTACTATTACTACATCGGGTATTTTAGGTGCTTGACTCATATCGGCATATCTAACGCTACTAATACCTTGTGCTGTGCTATCCTGTCCGTAAGTTTGATATTCCATTTTTCCAAATTTTCCAAATGTGCTAACATTTCATTACTTGGTATTCCTGGCATAAGTCCTTCGTCAACTATTACACCCTCGTCGTTTGTTTCATTAATTGCATTCCTATCGAATACTTGAAAGAAATAACCTCCCATTGGTACTGGATCATATCCATATGCCACCTCATATCTTCTATCCGAGCTAAAATTCTTATACCTTGACATACTAATTATGATAAATTGACCAGGACGAACGCCTCTTTGATATCCAAAATACCTTACAACCTATATGAACCTTATCTCCATTCTTTATTGAATTATAATATTTAGGTCCAACTTCAACCTTAATAATATTTCCATCTTTTTTCCGGATCTTTAAACTCCACGTATCAGTAGAAGCAGATACCATCCCACCAGTAGCAATCCCTACTGTCATTTGTTCCCCTGCAGAATCATTCGTAAATAAATGATCCATTATCTCCGCGTCCTCTTTATAGATTTCGTATTTATTTCTGTCTATCAATTCAAAAAGTCCCCAAAGGGCTAATAAACCTATTCCCACTATTAGTAGTAATGCTCCGTTTCCAGTGATTATATCACTGGATAAGAGTAGATTATGGGACGTTAATTTTAATATGTTTACTATCATAATTCCCTAATTTTATATACAAATATAATAAAAAGTCTTTGATAAAAAAAATACTAAATGTTAAAGAAAATATAAAAGATATTAATAGTTATCATGGATAGATATTAATATGAAAAAGGTTAGATTAATAAAAGCTATACATTTATATGTTTCTATTTTAGCATTCGTTAGTATTTTGGTCTACACCTTTCATACTAAGGATCTAAAATTTAGTAAGATGTCTCTATCGATGTTAGGGATTAATGAGAATGGCTGGATATGGAATGGAGGATTATTATTAGTATCTGCACTTCTTTATTATAAGATAAAGGATTCCATAAGTAGATTTACTGATTCTAGAACTTTACAATGGGTTAATAAATTTCTTATTGGAAATCTCATAGCTACTGCAGTTATAAATATGAACTATAGTCTACATGATTTTGTAGCTTTTGCTTATTTTATCGGGGTCTCTGTATTAATTTTCCTTTTTGGTATGAAGATACACAAAATTAGTTTTAGAATTGCCCAATTAAGTATGTTTATAGGAATTTTATCTGTATTTTTACCAGGAATTTGTGTTCATTTAATTGGAAGCTTGGCTATACCCGAAACAATTCATATTGTACTATTATTCATTTGGCTTATCATCTTAGAACACGACCAAGAAGTAAATGACTTTATTAAGAGAATAGGGCTTTAATTTTTTCCTCTAATCAAAATTCTTGATGCCTTTGTTAATTTATTCATTCTTTCTACATCTACACCCTCTAATCTAAATTTCTTCTCTATTGGTGGGTAAAGTTTAAAAATAATCGGTAATAGTAGATCATAATCTACTATAATACCCATTCCCACTGCATTTTTAATGGATCCTGAATTTATTAATTTTTCTATTTCTGGATCTATCCTAATTATTACTTCTTCTAAGAATTCGAGGGGCTCTAATTCTGCTATAAAGGAATCATTAGAATCGTACATATATTCTTCTCCGAATTTTTCCGCATCATTTGAATGGATTTCAACATTTCCAAAATTATTATCAACATCGGCATTATCAATAACTGATTGCCAGATATTGATAATTAATTCCATATCATTCTGATCCTGTACATATGTACCATTTTGAATATTTTCCAATTCATCCTCTCTATATAGATCTGTACCTACATCCCATTCCCCTTTTCCTTGGCTAAAACAGCTTATCATTTCTTTTTGTATTGCTATTCCTTCTTCTGTATCAGGTGTAATACATTTAATATAAAGCTCAAATGCTCCCCATCTATCTAAACTAATAATAGAATTTAAAATATCTTTAGATATTTTTCCCTCATTTAATAAGAATTGTTTTAAATGTTTCATGCTTGATTATTTTTCTATATATACCTTATGGGAAAAATAATTAATTGGGATAATTTCTTAAATGAGTCAGAAGTAGCCCCCTCTAATAAAAGGTGGATTAATAGCTACTGTTGGTGGGGCGTTCCCCAAGGGAATGATGAGACCGGTGGTATGCTTTTTACACTATATCCACTTTCTGAAGAAAAACCACAAAAAGGCACCCCCGCTGATATTTCAACCATATTTTTTGATGATGTAGACGGGGATTTTATTGAATTTGAAGAGGGTACAGATGAATACAATGAATGTATGGAAAAGGCTGAGGAAGATTGGGAAAGAGGATGCCAGAGCGAAATTTATAAAAGGATCTTCTTTTTTATGACGATTGACGATGTTTCTCCACACCATAGTCTAAATGGTGGTAGGACATTTAATGAATGGGAGCCACCTCTTCCACCCACAGTTGGTAAGTTTATTATTGAAATGGAAGCTAGAACCAAACATTTTATATTTTTGGGAGCAACTAAAACAGGTAGAATGAGAACTTTCATAACTGACCATTTCTTTAAGACTGAACTATATAAAAATCGGGACGCAGTACACATAATTCAAAAATTGGATGAATTAGTTGGAGGTATCGGAGAAAATACCGGGGTAAATCTAGTATTGGACCAATTAAAAGAGATTTCTGACCAGGGAACTATGTTAGATTATGGATTTATAATTAATTTATTTAAGCAAGCTATTCCTGATATAGAGAGTAAAATGGGATCAAGAGGCATAGAAATGGAAAGATTAACTAAATTAGATAAGGCTAACAAATTACTAAAGAGAAAATAAAATACTGACAAAAAGGAATATTATATAACAGATATATAATACTATCATGGTACCTACATTAGATAGATTTAAGGAGCAATTTTTGTATCTGGATCTTTCTGAACAAGAGATTGAGAGAAAATATGTTCTTTATAGGAATGAAATATTACTAACATATGCAATTACTGGATATGGACAAGGATCCGATTACATTGTAGATGGATATGTAGATGATGGTTACGTAGAATAAAATAAGGATATAATGGGTCTAATATTAAGACAAGATAAAGGTTCAAAGCTTACATACGTGGAAATGGATGGTAATTTTACCTATTTAAGGGATTGTATTAACTATATAACCGATGATGATTCTTCCTTTATAGGAATAACTTCTCTATCATTAACTGATGCCCAAACCCTTGTATCCAATTCAAGTGTTATTCCAGGACAAATTTATATAATATCAGGGGTAGATATTTCTTTGTATGGGGGTACTAATATTTTAATTAATGGTTTATCTACAAATCAGTTTTCTCCAAATGGGATTGGTCAATTTTATAATCCCCAATATTTAAATTTTCCGGTTTGGGATTATAATGGATCTTATAATATAAATGATGTTGTTATCTATGGTGGAACATTATGGCAAAATTTAACAGGATCTACTGGAACTAGTGTTGATTATTTTACTCTTGAAACTACTGACTGGATTTCTCTACCTCCGACGGGGGATAATATATCTTCTTATTATAATATTTCATGGGATGAAATTACCTATGACTTTGCTGATGACTTCATCTCATCCAGGCATGAAATTGTTTCTAATAATAGAGTTTCTATTACTTATGAAACAAGAAACTGGTTTTTTTGTGGATTTAATCCAATAGCTGTTTTTAGGTGGGGGGATCCTTATAATGGATCAAGGGGTATTGGTTCTTGTAATATAGAGGACTCCTATTTTGAATGCCTAAACAATATTACTGGTTCTATACAAGCAATAACACTATTAAACTATTCTATCTTTGGAGCATATCAATTAATTGGTAGTAATCCATATCTAGAAGATATATTAGTAACAAATGGTTCTTCTATTGTTGGTCTTACTATAGATAGTTCATCCTTATATAATATTTCCATTAACAATAATTCTGATCTGGGGGAACTCAATTTAACAAATACAAGTATCTACCAAATAACAATAAATAATTATTCCCAATTTTATAATTGTACTTTTACTGGGTCAAGTATTTATAATCTTAATATGAATAATGAGTCTAGTTTTCAGGGTACAACCCTATCCAATTCAAATGTTTATTATTTAGAATTAACTAATAGTAGTTATTGGAATAATATAACATTAACAAATAGTAATATGGATAGTATTACTACCAATGGAAGTTATATTTATGGAATAAACATAACTAGTAGTAGTTTTGAATTGAGTACTCTTATTGGTTCTGGACTTAGTACCATAGTGGGAACTAATTTATATATAAATAATCAATCCTTACAAGGTTTTTATTTATATATGGGTGATTTTGGTACAATCAATAATCTTACTTTTTCATCAACCGACTATCATTATAATACTATAAGATATCAAGGACAATTCGGGTTTAATGGTGATAGTGGAGCAGGGTCAATCGGTTCTGTAACTATTCCATTAATCCCAGTACCATATGGATTTTATATAGAAAGGGGAGTAATACAATTAATAGATGGCACTAAGGCAGATGGGGATGATCCAGTATTTACAATGGGACTTAGTGTTGGTAATTCATCTTGCATTGTTAATTCAACAAATGGTGTATTTAGTAATCTTAATAACAAAATTTGGTATTTTGATTTGTCTAATGGTGAAGTTAGCTATACTGTTAATCCTGCTGATAATTACCAACAAATATTAGCATCAGTAGCAACAAATACAATAACAGGTGGTACAATATATTATGAGATCACACTAAAGAATATAAATTACTCTTATATAAATGACTAATTCAAATGGATCCGGTATTTTATCTAAAGCCCAACAAAAGGATCAGATAAGAAGGGATTTTAATAGTAAGTATAAAAAATATTACCCAAAGGTAACAGATAAGACAAGGAGATTGTCTATTGAAGCATTTCCTAATTTTGTTGCAGAATTAATATCTATTCCATTACAAGATGCAGTTAATATGATAAAAAATTATGAGATAACAGTTAATGGTGATATTGTTATCGATGTTAACTATCAATTAAAAGTTGGAGATATTGTTAGAGGTGATATTGGACATAAGGTAAACAATTCCCCTTTTATGGCAGTAGTTAAATAAAAGAAGTTAAAATGAGTCTAATATTAAAAAGGGATAAGGGATCAAGATTAACTATGGCGGATTTAGATAATAATTTTGAATTATTATCCTCTGGTGGTGGTATCATTAGCGATACCTATGCAAACTGGGTAACTACCCAGGGTAATAATCTATTGCCTGCTGGTTATCATATATTTATTTCGGATAGAGGAGATGCGGGGCTAATAGCTTTTTGTACAACCCCTAATACGATTGATGAGAATGCAATAGCAAGTTTTTATGTAGCAGATTTTCAGCTGGTGGGTCAATTGTCTTCCAATATTAGGGGTGTCTGGAAACAACTTTCAGAGAGCGGATATAATAATGCTGATATTGTTATATGGAACAATTCTCATTATGAAGTAGTTGATATTACTTCTATAAATGGTACACCCCCAGATCAGAACGGAAATGCTTATAGTATACTCACTGCTAATTTAACGGAAGGATATATTTTGGATTGGGATAAAGTACAATATAATTTTGGATCGGATGTATTATATTGGAGAGAAGATAAGAGAGGGAATAGAATACCATTAGGTGGTAGTAATTTAACTAATTTCCAATGGGGAGATGATAATATACACGATTTTATTATAAATACTTACGAAGTAACTATAGACACATTAAATAATTCTGGGACGATAACTGGGACGATAACTGGAACATCTGCTTACGTATATCTATATAGTAACCAGGGAAGTATATTTGTTGATGTTAATGGCAACTATCAGGCTTATTATGCTCCTTATAATACTGGATCTATAGAAGGTCACGTTAGGGGATTTAGTTCAGGAATACAAACGAATAATAATAGCGGAACTATAGTAATATATGTAGAGGATACATCATATTTCTGGGCAGATAGTAATTCTGGTGAAATTTATGCAACCTATAAAAACAATTCCTATGTAAGTCATTATAATAACCAAGGTGATGTTATGCACTGCGAGTTTAATGGATTCGGGTATGGATGGTCTTTTAGTACTATTTCTTTAAATAATGATACCTCTCATTATGAGTGTTCTTATTCAAATGATATGAGCGTTTTCACATTCCCTACAGATATTAGCTATTCTAAATGTGTATTAACCAATACTATTTCTACCTTCTCGGTAAACCTTTATATTGATCAAGTTTTATCAGGAACTACATTAGATCTTAGTGGTTATCAATATTGTGGTATTATTAATATATTAGAATTATGTTTAGCCAAAGGTACGAGAATATTACTTTCTAACTATTCCTATAAGAATATTGAAGATATTACTTATGAGGATGCATTAATGGTTTGGAACTTTGATGAAGGAAGATTTGATTCTGCAAAGCCATTATGGATTAAATTACCAGGAACTTCTAACAAATATAACCTATTGACCTTTAGTGACGGGACTGAATTAAAAACCATTAGTCAACATAGGATTTTTAATAAAGAGAGGGGGATGTTTACATACCCCATGACAGAGGATACTCCAATTGGAACAACCACATTCAATTCACATAGTAAAGAAATTAAACTAATAAGTAAAGAAGTTATAAATGAGGATGTAGAATACTATAATATTATTACTTCTGGTCACATAAATCTATTTGGAAATGATATATTAACTTCATGCAGATATAATAATATTTACCCTATAGAGAATATGAAATTTATTAAAGATAACAGGAATATGAGAGAAAGGAATGAATTTGAAAACATACCAAATAAATATTATGAAGGGCTTAGATTAGCAGAACAAGTATTTGATTTATCTGCTATAGAAAAATATGTTAACAATTTATTAAAATTTGAAAATTATGAATGTTTTATTTCTTGACCATTATGGCATTATGTGTCTTAGTAATAAGGAAATCATAAGGGAGAAAACAAGTCTTCCAACATATTCCGAATTAAAAGGCCATAATAAATTTGAAGATTTTGATAAGGATGCAGTTAAAATATTAAATCGAATATTAGAAGAAACAAATAGTGAGATAGTAATATCCTCTGATTGGAGATTTGGAGTATCCCTGGATTATATGGGGGATTTTTATATAAAACAAGGGGTTATTAAAAGACCAATAGGATTTACTCCTATAATTAGATTTAATGGTTTATCTATACAGGAAAATAGGAAATTAGAAATCTTGAATTGGCTACAAAATAATGAGGTAGAAAATTGGGTTGTAGTAGATGATCTATATATAGATGTAACTAACCTAGCCTGGGCAAAGTATCCAAATAAAGGTATAAAAGAAAATAATATAGTGAATATAATTTATGACCATTTAAAATGCCAACATATATAATAAATCAAATTAACAATGCACCTAATTCGGGATTTCCATTTACTTTAGTACCAGCTAATGGAATTCAGATAATGGTCCAATCAGCTAATGTCAATTCAATAAGTTCTAATCAGATATTAATAGATGATGGTAACGTTAATTTAATTGCGAGGTATGATGGAAATAATAGTGATCAGTTAACACTACTATATGATGGAACTTATAGTAGATCCCTTTCAAAGAGGATTCTAACTTATGATGGGTATATTCCTCTAACACTTTCTCAATTTGAGAATTTGGGTTTTTATGCTAATGGTAAATATAATATTACTGATATCTTCTCTGATTTTGGCTCTGGAATTTACGTAGACGTAAAACAAGGGTTAGTTAATCAAAATATTTTAATTAAGAGACCCTTATATATTCCAGGGGAAATAATAATAGGTGGTTATTCTGGAGATACTAGCGGGGCATTCCATCTAATGATAGGATCAACACAAATATCAAATACTATAGAATTTGACCAATCAACAAATCTATTGACAACGTTAATTAGTAATTTTACTAATGGATATCAAGATAATTGGTATACTGATTACAATACCAATATCTACCTATATGAGATGAATACAATAGACCAGACAAATTATAGTACAACTATAATTACATTGGTAGTAGAATCTGGAGATACCCCTCCGTTGTCATTTGGTTATTTTGGAAACGTAAAATATTTTTTAGATGGGGGAATTTGGGGACAAGACCAATCTTCCTCACCTTCATTAGAATGGGATTCTAATAACAATAAGTCAACACATTATAGCGATAATCCATTTCCTTTCAATAATGATAATTTTTGGGATAATGATCTTTCACAGGATGGAGGAAGTAATTATGTTAATGCTAATATATCTATGGAGGCATCTGCTTTTAGGGGATATTCATATATAAACTCAAATGGATCTTACTGTTCATTAAATGGAGTAGAATTAAATAATCAGGTTATATTAGACGTAAGTGCTTTGCAAGCAGGACAAGTAGTATCTGGTACATTTACTGGGAGACCTTGGAATTGGGATGTAATTTATTTAGACCAGCCATTTTATGGAACAGTAAATTTGACAGAAGGTATAAGTACATTAAGAAGAACTTTTTATATACAGGACGGATTTCTAATAGATGCAAATATTGACCAATATTCACACTGGACAGGAGAAATAGTAATTGGTGGAGGAGATGGAACCTCAGATACAACGGTTTGGGTAATTGCTAACTTTCAGTGGCTACCTGATTACTTTAAAATAACAGTTCCTGCTGGAACAATCCAATATTTCGGTCCTGGAAACTGGGGAGCTACTTGGTATGATGGAACTCCTATAACCGATCCATTTTCTATAGGAAATAGAGGGCAAGGAGGAGAGATTAGTTTCTGGAGAGAAAAAGATGTAGATGGAAATTATACTGGAAATCTACTCGCCTATAATGTGGTATTAGATTACTATTATGATTAATAAAAAATAAAAAATGGCAGCAAAAGCATATACAGGAATAATATTAAGCTATAATAAAATTACCAAATCTGGTAGTATATTGGTTGATGCATCTTCTGATCCATTACAACCCAATATATTTTTTAAAGAATCAGATCTACCTAATGGATTTGTATTTATTGATACTAAATATGAATCTAATATAATTCCCACTTCGATTACACTTGAAGAAACTAGTCCAGCTCGTACTATTCAATATAATAAAGAAGTACTTACAAAGGATCAGAAGGGTAAATTAATATTAAAACAAACTAAGGTTTCTTTTAATTATGATACCATTTCCGGAAAAATATCTAATCTAACTATATTATAATGTCATCACCTAGTTATTACACATTAACATTTTCCATGGATCTAACCTCTTGGAGCTTAGTAATAAATGGAATCTCCATAGTATCGAATAGAACTACAATGCCTAGTAAGCCATCACTGGTTTATATGTTTGCTAATAACGGCTATGGAGAATTAATGCCAGATGGGCACACATATTGTCCAACTGACGAAGCATATAGTAATGCACATGATATATTTGTACAGCTGGGAAATAATAAGAAACTTACTCGGTAAACGAATTAGGGTTTCGTTTTAGAATCATTTTGGCCCTAGTTAATTTCATGGCCTTCTCGAAATCAAATCCCCTTCTAATCATTTCATTTCTTATATCTATACCAGGTAGGTCACTTTCAACCAATCCAATCAATTTCTTATAATCTGCTACAACACCATCATTAACCATTATATTTATAATGTTATATGTATTTTGGGTAAGTGGTGCAAAATTAACCAACATATACTTTTTTTGTTAATCCAAAGAAATCCTCTGGATCAAAATAAAGATCCTCAGAGGTTAGTATTTCTCCTCTATCATCCAATTTTGGTTTAAGTAACAATTGGTCATTCTCCTTGGCAATCAAATATCCTTCCTCCCTACTCACATAACGTTTATGAGATGTAAGAAATCCATGAGGAAGGCTTTCTGGTAACTTTAAATCTGGGATCAAAGATTCTATTAATTCATAGCAATCACTATGTCGATACCCAGCTACTAATCTTCCATTAAAAAGTATAGCTGCACAGAGTATTCGTTCTTTATTTTTAGCCATGGATTAATAGTTATCACACATATCCAAATCATGTGGATTAATTGCTGGATAATGTATAGTGTCAATATTTGGTTTGGTATTTTCAATGGTGGTTCCAACTCTTTCAGGTACTTCTATTTTAAAAGCCTGAGTTACTAACCCACCACCGGTAATTCCTAGTCCTATTAATAATATTCCTCCAACTACAATTAGGAGTGTATTTGTTACCTTTTTCATATACTATCTAAAATTCGTTTTTCTTCTGCGTTTTCTTTAAAATACTCAATACACATATTGTTGAATAGGCCCCCATTATAAAGTCTTTCGCTTTCCTGATTATCAGGGTCCTGATCTAAATATGCTTGTAATTGATTTATATAGAGATTGGCTAATTCTTTTATCAATGGTAACCTAGGAGCATTCATAAGATCCTCACCCCTAATATCTTCAATGAAGAACTTATCCTTTATTTGGACTATAGCAAATTCATGGGTAGATCCCATGCTAACATAGCCTGCAAATTCTGAATCCCATGTATAATCCTTATCTTTCATATTCAATTAATTGAATACAAATATAATAAAAAGTTTCTAAATAAAAAAATACCAAATGTTAAAGATAATATAAAATTTATTGCCAAAGGGAATTTTTAAACCAATCTTTGATATGCTGCCATAAGCTTGGTCTTTTGTATGGGAGTTTACCATTTTTATAGGAATTTAGTATTTCAGAATTCTTTCCTTCTAATAATTTTAACATATTCCTATTGGCATTCAGTATTTCTGTTATCGGGGAGGTAATATTTCTTTGGAGCATTAATGTATTATCTACACTTACATCGTCCCCTTTTTCATTTTTATGAGTGATAGTAACAGATACTAAACCTTTATCTATTTGTTCCTTATATCGGAAAAGATTGTTATATTCTTCAATAGAAATTGTTACACTCCCCCGGGTTTTAAACAAGCTCTCAAGATAAAGAAAATTATCATCCAGTTCATCAGATGTTAATTTGGCATTCTTTTCTCTTCTAGTCGTTAACTTCATAAATGTTATAGATTGAATCTTTTCATAAGTTTCCTTCCATATATTACTTTCTTTGGAGAAGACGAAAGCCTTTAGATAATTTATTAATTCGTTCCATATTAATCCCTTTCTTAATCATGATTTGTTTAATATTGGGTATTTTGGTATTCATCATTTTGATAATTTGGAGATAATCCATAGGAACTCCTTTTTCTACATTAGACTTAATACTATCAATAACTTGGTCCTTTCCTAAATATTTCCAACAAAAGACTGGATTTCTATCCATCATATAATTGACAAAAGCCATTCCAGTTAGGTAATAAAATTCTATATGGTCTGGTCTAGATAATCCCGGTACTAAAACATATTTTTCCATAACGATATCAAAATCCTCCTCACTAAACCATCCTCCATCTGGATTTTCCTCTTCTGTATATGCTCCATCATGGACTTGATCCCCGGTATTCCAGATCATATGGCCCAATAATTCTTCATCTGTTTCCATTTGAACGTATTCACTGAGATCTATCTCATCATCATCTAACGTATCTTCATAGTCATCCCATTTATCATCCCATTGTTCTTTCCCCTCTGATATAAGATATTCGAATTCACCAGCAACTGCCTTTTCCCTTTCACTTAATCCCATCAAACTTCCAAAATATTCACCGCAAATTTCCCATTTTTTGGTACCATTAATCATATCCGCACCCGTAAAGGTTACAGATTCTTCGTTCTCATTAAGGAATTCGTTTATATCTTTAAGGTTCTTCATATCCTGTATATATTACCAATTATTATAATGAAATTAAGTATGTAATAGTTAATAGATTTCTATTCAAACTGAAACTAGATTATAATAATTTTATACACTCGATTATTCCCTCATGTAAACATTTATCATGGTCATTATGTTCAATACGTGGATTTGCAAATACCTTACCTGCTACACGAATTTCCCATACGTATATAATGGTTTTATACCTATTACTATAAGAAGAAGAAATCTCTACTGAGTATCCTTTTTGTCGTAAAAATCCTTCCGCCTGATACCAAAGAATTGCTCCGTTCTTTTCATAATAATGGTGAGCAGATTTAAATCCAACACTCGCACTAGATAGCATTATTCCAGTGGATCCCCCATAAATTCCAATAACCTCCCAATCAAATCCTTTACTAATTAATAAATTAGATAACTCTTGAGGCAAAAATAAATCTGATCGTACCATATTAAAATTACTTACTTTTATAAAGAATTTTTAATCCACTGGTTGAATCCATTGCTGGCATACTAATAAACCCCACTTTCTTATATTCCATATAGGCATCATTAATCTCTACAAGATAAGCCAACCTTCCTCCATAGTATACACCAGCAATATAGAAAATTTTGTTTTCTATAATGGTAGTATAGGAATCTGTCATTGCAGCACCTCCTATTCCACCCCAGCCACCAGATGTACTACCCCAATTTTGGATTATAATATGTATATTACATTGTCTCCATAAAGAGGTCTCATATCCTGGCTCGAGCCAACCCATACTTTTATTTTTGGTATGCGGCATAACTCTTCTTGTCCAATAATCTTTTAACCCATCCTGAATTGGTGTCTCATGAGAGGCTAATTGTATAAGTTGTGCATGTAAGCTATGGAAATGAGAAATGGAATGAGTTACATTTGCTAGTTCTCTTAAATCAAATTCAGTCATATATTTACATTAAAGGTTTTGACATTGGTATTTTTTCAAAGGAGGTTTGCCACGATCCAAGATGTACGGTTTTTCCTCCCATTACTTTATGAAAATGATTAATTGTCCACTGTTCTTTATTAGACCATTGTTCAATCCAAATTGGATCAATCGTATTTACTGTATCCAATTTGACTACTTCTGTTATCCTATATTGCTGTGGCCTTTTATTAAATGTAATAATCTCTCCAACCTTTCCTAATGGATAACTACGAGTTGTAGCTGTTCTTAATCCACATTCGCATAAGTCTAACGTAGTAGTTAATTCTCCTGTCAGATTTTCAGCGGGATACATTGTATAAAGCATTAAGTGATCCTTCGCCATTATGTTACATTTTTATACCAAACAATATATTTAAGGAAGGGTCTAGATGAATGGTCCATAATAGTAACCGCTCCTGAACCTTCTACTAAATCGGGTTCCCTACCTCCAGAATCTTCTGCCCAAGCCATTAATTTTTCTACTGTGACGGCTTCGGCTTTTACTACTTCCCATTTGCCATCATTAATGATGCTTCCTGCCTTTGGAAGATCTGGATCATTTTTCCAATCGTACTTATCTGCTACAAAGGTTGCCATATAAACTATTTTCCTATTAGTATTAATTTAATTTTTTCCTTCTCCTCCACGGATAAAGTTCTAATATACTCATCAATAGGTTTTAATAGCTCTTTAGTTTCCTCATTAACATATTGATTGTTCTTGTTATTGAAAGAATTAACTACCATTAAAGCCTTAAATGGTTTTAACATTTCTACTATATCATTCCTTACTGGAATAGCATTTTCATAATCTTTAGCTTTTAGGAGCTCAACAAACTTATTGATTGTCTCGTTAATTTTTCCATAATCAATACCCTCTATCTCGGGAAATTTATTCTCCATAATTAAGCGTTTGCTAACATCATATTATAAATAGCCTGATTACCTACGCTCATCTGAGACAAGTAAGTTGTTTTTTCTTCTCCGTCCTTTTTTTCAATTAGATAGAATTCGGATTTTTCCAGGTCAACACCGAATGACACAACATCAACCTTTGTTTTTAGCTCAAATGAATCTAAGAATTTCATCACCTTTTCATCCGCAACCTTTGGCATCTTCATAATGAGGCCTTCAATATACATTACATCATATAGTTTGAAGTCCTCTACTAATGTTCCGACCAATTGATTCATGTCACCATTCACAGCTTTCATTACCATCTTCCGTGCAACAAGATAACTTTTAATTGCATTGAAAGTTCTCATTGCAGAGGACATATAGGTAACAGAAGGAATATATTTTACATCCGCGAATCCATCGAAGTAAACATAAACTACCTTTCCTTCGGCCATTACTATGCGGAGTAGGGCATCATTATCAAACTTACAGCTAAGTAATCCTGTAATCTCCTTACTATCAAAACAGGTATCAATGATGAATTGGGCAGACATTTTTAATTCCTCGTCCTTTCCCCCAGCTACTATCACATTTCCTACCTGGCATAGAACAAATGCACTTACCTGAATAAAAGATTTACCTGCCCCATTATAACCAGTCAATAATGATAACTTACGAAACTCTAATTCCTGATCTTGCAGAACTAAAGGCTTCGTAATATCTAAGGTCATTGTATCTAAATTAGTTATCTGTGCCATCTTGTTCTACTAAATTAAAGTAAGTGTCGTTATTTTTATAATATTCGGTATCAATAATATTCGTAATGGCCAATTGTTTTTGGAAATTCCCTGCGTTGACTTCTACCTTTTTCATTACATCATTTTAAATGATAAACTACAGCCATTTGAATAAACAGAGTAATAATAAAGGATATATATAATAGATGTGGCTGTCGATCTGCATCTATTTTTATAATTGTTTTCATTATTACTACATATAAGATAGGAACAATAAAACATATTAATATCTTCTCTATCATCAAATTAGATTTCTGTGTATTTAATAGTTACAATAGGTATTGTTTGAGTTACCTTTCTTAAATATGGTTGCATCGTCAGAATGTCCGACGAATCTTTGTATGCGTAGTCAAATTCCTGGAGGTATCCAGAAGGAAATTTCCCACTCTTATCAAGTAGCTCCGAAAACCTTTCCTCATATGCTTTTCTTTCCTTAGCCTTCAGTACTGTTCGCCAATGTTTCATGGAATCAAATCGTGATAGCTTTCTACCTGCTCCATGAGAACAAGAATTAAGTGCTCCTGTTATATCATGAAACGGATGAACCTTTACTATCAATGTTCCCCTGGTCATCGAAAGGGGAATAGCTACCTCATCGCCAGGATTTATTTCCGTACTTCCTTTCCTGTGTATTATTGATCCATCTTCTTTGAATTCTAAATGATTGTGCATCGAATCATGCCACTCATAAGGTATCCCATTTATTTCAATTGGAGTCCTTTTTGTCTTTGGGAGCCACTCCTTCCCTGGTATACCAAGATCAGGATGGTATTCATCCATTATTGATTTAATCCAATAATCTCGGGACAAGTAATCTTTTTCTATGGGCTTTGTGTTTTCCAGATACCCATTCTTTTGAAGGAAGGTTATTGTTTTGAATACGAAATCCGCCCTGCGCTTGGTTGCATAATCCGGAATTCTCAAAACGCTCATTAAGTATTCTGGATGTTTCTCTCTCATCCATTCCCAGGAAACATACTTAACCTCCTCCCCAATTTCATTGGAGTATTCTTTTACCATTTGATAGCCTTCTTGGTAAAGAGCTATACCCCTATTCCTTGTACCAGTATGGCAAATGACATAAAGATATTCGTCATCCTCTTCCAAAGATAGAAAATGATTTCCTCCCCCCAATCCTTCGTCGGTCATATCACGATGAGCCCGTTCCAAAGCATTGTAATGTTTGCTCTTATCAAAAGGTTTTAGTAAATACTTTTTTCCTATTCGGGCATAGCCAACACCACACCCAACATCTTTGCCGGTTACGAGTGGATAGAATATACCCCGAGTAGAGAAAGCCACACCTACTGGAATGGCTTTCTCGTCACAAAAGTGGATGTCAGGGAAAGCACAAAGCTTCTCCAATCCCGGCATTTTACTATACTGGTCTAATTGGGCTTTAGCATTCTCATCAATCTTATCAGGTTCGCAGAAATAATCTACTGCAATTTGTTTTTCTGTCATTTTTCTTCATGTAATGGAATTTTCAGAAAATCCAACATACTGTTAAACTTCTTCTTTCCCTCGTTAATAATTTTTCCTGTATCCTCTTTGGCTGCGGAGTATGCTTCTGCTGCACCCTCTTTTAGATCCTGGTGCACCCCGAAATAGTCAGAACATGCCTCCAACATAGATACCAGCTTCTGCCCTTTTTCTGTTACTACGTATCCCGGGGGATCTACCGAAACAGCAGCAATAACCCGTGGGGCTATATAACCTTCTGTTGTAAGATCCCAAATACTTTCTTTTGCCCATTCAGGGATTGCTGTGTTCGAGCCATTTACGGCTATAGCTGTCAATGCAGCCAATTTTAGAATTTTCATTTTTACTATTTATTGGTTTAAAAATAAAACTAATTTGTTTTTGGAATCACGTTTATTAATCCAGACTTTCCACTTTTGAGATGTTCCCCCAAAACCTCAAATAATCCCTTTTGTGGTAATTCTATTTGGGTATTTTCATATCCAACTACTGCAGTAAGTAATTTAGAAATTTTTTTCTTCCGCTTGTCATCACCTTTAGCCCAATCATCTTTTTGGATGGATTTAATAAGAAGCTCTTTTACCTCTGGCTTCATTGTAGATCCATGCTTCATCATAAGATAAGCCAGAACCTGATGTCCAATACATTTGGTCTCGGCCATAATTTTCTTATGGTTCTTTATCATATGGAAGATTTTTTCCTGCTGCTCTGTCAGAGCAGGACCAATTTTATCCTGCTGTGCTTGATCATACTGATCTATCTTAAGAGTATCAAATATGATTGCTTCCATATCAAGAGGTGAATCACCTTCCATTATTCCAAATCCCCACCATCCCATAGTTAATATTTTTAGTCGATTATATAAAGCTCCTTCTCCAAAAATTGAAATAACTTATACCAATTATACCCAGGAATATTAGTTTGGCCATTATGATATTTAGATAGTAATTCCTTCAATTGGTGTATTTTTGCTTCATTTGATATATGACCAACACCACCAAGAATTTCTGATGCCTTTATAGCATCCTCGTCAGTAATTGCTTCCAATTTCTTATAAGGCTCTTGGGTTAATTCCAAGACGAATCCGGAAAGATCATCCAATGCCCTTAACTCATTACTGGCATTGTTTCTAGATATACCTTTTGTAAGTTCTAAAACATCATTGGCATATTTCCGCATATTTTCCTTATCCATAGTTAGTATTTTTTAGTCTGTTTCTTTTTCCACTTTTAAGTTTTCTTTTATTTCTGCGGTATAGGTTTGTATGTTGTCCTTGGATTTATGTCTTAGTTGAGTCATTACATGTTTAAATCCTAAAACATCACGAAGACAACGAAAATTTTTATAAAAATCTCCAGTATCAGGATACCCATTTTTCACTAACCAATCTGCCAATTCATCCTTGACCCTAGAAGTTTCAAAATACTTCATAGTTCCTTTTGGAACTTCCACTAGGGCAAATTCATATTCTGCCACAAACTTTAGAGGTGCTTGCAAAGGTTCTATTATTACTTCAGGCTGAACCTTTGCAGGTATTACCTCTTCAATTCCTTCCGGTAGTGTTTTTATTTCTTCTTCCATTACATGAGTTCTAAATGTCCAGTGATAGCATCTACAAGTTCGGAATAATTTGGTCCTATTCCAACACATGTTCTTGTAGGGCCATTAAATTCTGTTCGGCCTGCATCTGTTATTAAATGTACCTCTAAACCTGCAGACTTTGCCTTGTTATAAATTTCCAAAAGCTCCTCGTCGGAATTAACCTTTAGTACTACTTTCGTAAATGAATTTTCCATCCAATCCTCTGCCTCGGCAGGATTAGACATATTGGGGTTCATAAAGATAGCACCATCAACCATAGTAGGCTTTGTAAAATATCCACCCCGTGTTATAAATGCCATACTCGCATGGCTTATTTGGGCAGCGAATTTACCTGCACGTATTTTTCCTCCAGACTTATTCCTTAGCCCATTATTCCAAACTATAACTTGTTTAGTTGGCTTGCTCATTTATATCTTCTAATTTAATATTCGACTTAATTTTAGGAGGATAGATTTCTTCCCATGCCGGATATTCATTTTCGGGTACGGTTAAATCTAAAATCCTTTTTTCAATGGTATCAGGCATAGGATCCAGTAACTTATTTAGAACGTAATCATCCTGGTCTGTATTATATTCCCGGGTAGTAATTACTTTCTTTCCCCAATTGCCTTTACCAAAATTTTTGAATATGGCTACTGGATCAGTGAGAGTCATCCTATAACAATATTGTGTAGTAGGTTCTGGAAAATCTATAAATTCGTCAATAATTTCCAAATCCTTAATATCCTCTTCTGGAAACCATCCATAAATAGCAGGTGAATTAAATCTGAATTGCCCATTCTCCATAGGAGTATTTAAACAATTCTGATAGACCTCAATTTTCTTCCCGATCATCATTTTAGACTCCCAAGCTATATCTAGCTTTACAGGACCATAGATAGCAATAAATTTGCCCCCCTTAAAATAATGTTTCCTTTGTTCCGGTGTCATTGTATAGTCCTATCGATTTTATATTTACCATCTAAAATGGCTTGATGTATTTTCTTTTTACCAGCTTCTGAAACATTCTCAAATGGAAAATCCTCACCAGCATGGATACAATAAATCTCTCCCTTGTATGTATAGAGTCCACTAATTTCTTGGGTTTCCTTGAAGCCTATTGTATGCTTATGGTTCTTTCCAAGTATATTAACTATTGACTCTTTCATATAATTTTATATAAGACAAATGTAATAAATTGTTCTTGAATAAAAAAATTCCAAGTGTTAAAGAATTTATAAAGTATCAAAGCCATCCTGTGCGTTTTCTATGATTCCAGCAGCGGTATTCATCGCGAAATCAATATCGTCAATTTCACCAAGACACCATTTCATGGCTCGTGCGTTTGCCAAAAGTTCAAAAGCTCTATTCCTCATCATGCCAATTTCTTCATTAATGGATTCTAATCTTTCCATTGGCAGATGACCAAGACCTTCACTCATTTCCCTAAATAGTTTATCGCTTCTCTTCTGTATATCATGAGCAACCTCTCTAAGAGAGATCAGCTTCACCTTTATTTCTTCTTCGGTACGCATATTAGTTAGATTAAATTTAGTAGGAGCAAGAGTAGCATGGCGTACGGGAATAAGAAGTAGTCAATGATTAGGGCTACTGCTAGTAATATCCAGACGAGATATTTGTCTGGAATCCACTTTCTTAGATCGAAGGTTTTATAAAAGAGTGCATATAGTGAGATATAAATTATTGAATACCAAACAAGGAACGCACAAATAAAGAATAGTACTGTATGACTAGACATAAGGAAATATTTTCAACCACAAACCTCGGCCAACTCACAGCTGGCCGAGGTTAATTGTAATATCAGTATTGATTATTTACCTACCTGTACGGTCGGTGTAATATTCTGCCCCTGTCCCATTATGACATTAAGAGATAGAGGAGCTTTACCGTCTTTGGCAAGCTCAATTGTCTCCTTACGAATTTCCAGTTCCCTCAACCGTAAATACTGGTCGGGTGTAAAGTTCATCGTTTGCATATAGGCTATATCCGCATTGGCCTTTTCGATGTCGGCCTTCTTACGGGATTGCTCCACTGCAATTCTGGCATCCTGGGTAAGCTTGGCCTGGTTCTGCGCAGCGGTCTTGCTCGTTTCATCTATCACCTCTTTCGGCGGAGTAATAGCACCAACGGCTACGTTAATAAGAGTAACGGGTAGTGATTTACCATCCTTATCCTTTATACTGGTAATAAGGGAATTGATGTTTTTTGTAAGATCCTGCTCAATTGTAGATGAAATTTCCCTTTTTGTTGTGAGATCAAACATTTTGAATGGGCTGGCTTTGTCTCTTACCATCGTACGCACCTGAGCCTGTAGGCTATTCTCATACCATTTGTCGCCCCAGCCTTTATAAAGTATGGGAGTTTTTCCTTTTTGTACCTGGAGTGTAATGTACACCGAAAAGGTTACCGGGTTATTGTCCGAGGTCATCAAGTTATCAAATTCCTCGGTGTACTTAGCAGGGGTAATTTTAAACTTGACGGCGTCTGTTGATAGTGCCACCCAAGAATTACCAGAAGTGACTGGCTCATCATCAACACCTCCATGCCCCCAGATCCATGGTTTCTCTATTAATACTGCTTCCTCATCACCTCCTGGTGATACTCCGGAACATCCTGCTAAGGACGCGATGGCCATTGCTGCGAATAGCCCTAACTTTAATCGTTTCATACGCGTTAACTTGTTTTGGTTAATTGATGATTGTTAAAAATAAACACTCTTATACTAATATTGTTCTTACCCAGGCACTTCCGTCTGGCCAAATTTCAATTTTTTTGTCAACAGGATAAAATTCCATTATCCATTCTACAACTACAGGATTATCAACCTTCATATCAGGAAATAAAACCGTAGCTGCTTCCCTTATAACACCTTCCATATCAGATGGAGGTGTTTTCATACGATAATACCTACGCGGACTACCATTAAAATCTTTGACCAAATTCTCAATATGGTCCAGTCTTTTTTTCAATTCCTCTATTGTGAGGTCTTCTTTTTCCAAAAGATTTTCAAGCGGTAACATAATTCTTTCTTTAGTTGCGTTTATTTGGGCTTCGCATCTTTTCATACAATTTTTAGTACGAGGTAATCCCGTATGGTGTTCGTATAAACATTTGCAAGTCTGAAGTCTTTGAGTATTAAATGGCATTAATAAATTTGGGTCAAATTCAATAAAGGTAGAGGATAATCCCCAAGATTTCCATTCCTTTGTAATTTTTGTTGGTATTATTTCTACCTTACGTATATGGCCAGATTTTAGATCCCTTGGATGTATTTCCAATAGGCTATCTTTCTTTAATGTTCCACTGGATGTAACTAATTCAAGACGACCAGAAAGAACACCACGAATATCGTGCGTTAGATGTTCCCACCCAAGTACAGTTAGTTCGGCATAAGAAATCTCATTCCTCTTGGCCAGCAATTCATTACCGGGTTGTAAGTATAAGATAACTTTATATTCCTCTGCCATATTAGAGATCTAGTTTTTCAAGTGCTACCATTATGCCTTCCAGCGCTTTCTTTCGTAATGTTTTATTGCCCCGTTTCATTTGGGTCATCATATCCATAGCCTCTGGAACATAGGTAAAGGAAAATTTGCGATCATAGGCAAGGATGTCCTCTGTATTATCATACACATCCGCATATTTAATAGTCTGGGATTTTGCAGTAATCGTTCCGAGTCTTTCCGCCTCGAATTTTTTCCTTTTTTCCCTATTCCACTGAGGGTATTTTTCTTTGATGAATTCGTCGGTAAGTTCGTGGATGATCAATATTACTTCTTCGGTCTCTTCCTCTGTCATTAATTCCCTTAGAAATTTTCTTACCTCAGCCTCGGTTGTAGTAGTATCTTCAAACACATCATGTAATAATGCACCAACTAATGTTGGAATATCATCCGTAACCGTTTTGCAAATTTCCATTACACGAACTGGATGAACAATATACCTTTCTCCTGTATACTTCCGTTTTTGCTCGCCATGAGCAATATCGGCAAATATTTTTACTAAATGAAGTGTATTTTCTTGGTCCATTACTTATCTTTATTAGCTTTAATTCGACGTTCTACCGCCAGAAATAATTCGTGAGTATTATGTTTTAATTCGTGAGTATTATGTTTTAATTCTTCCAGATCTGCTCTTACTGGTAACCGATCTAGCCATTCATCCTCACTTAAACCATTAAGGTTTATAAATTGGTGATGTCTGATAAGGCGAACAAATAATTTGCTATGGGTAATGATAAGGCAACCTTTAAAATCCCCTTTGTCATAAACTTCCTTTACCGCATCATTTATTTTACCTATGATTGCCATTTGGACATCCTCGTCAGTACCAATTTCCGGTTCATCTATAACAATATAACGATCCAGTTGATTTAAGATTTGGCGTATCTGATTCCATGTTTCCATAGAGGTTGGCTGCCATGGGCTATCACTTAGGAATGGTGTTCCCATTCTTCTTTCCATCGAGGTAGATCCTATAACCCTTTCCTTTGGTATATTTAATTCCTCTGCCATCCTTTGTGGTAGGACCTTACGAACTAATGATTTACCAGAACCATTGGCTCCAGTAAGAACTGTTACCTCAAATGGTTTAATTCTTTCGAGATTTGTTAATACCTTTTCTAGGTAAACATCAGCTTCTTGTTCGTTCCACATCATTTTTTTACCTTCGGTTTTTTGTGTCTATGATCTTTTCCTTCCCATAGCCATTCGCCCTGGTAGGTATGATTATCACACCAGTTTTGGCAAGCCTTTTCCGTATAGAAGAAGGGAATTGCATTCTCTCCGGTATAAACTTCAGCCCTTTTGGTAGGTAATGGATTATAATGTACTGGCCCATCTGGAGCATTATCTGGTAATGCTCCAACCCAAACTGGCCATTTCTTTGCTTTCTCTTTAAAGTCGTTACAGAAAGACCTGATATTCTTAATAATCTTGTCCATATCCTTTGGTGATCTCCACCAATAAACCTGAGATTCATAGATTAAGGATTCATCAGTATAACAAGTTTGTGTGCTGTCATGAACCTCAAAGCTGAAGGTACTCTGTTGTGCATAGAATTTTATACAACAAGGAGTATGTCCTACTTTTGTGTAGAATTTGTCTAAGGTTTCGAAGAATTTGTCTATAGTCATTTGGATAATGTTGTCCAGAGCGTATCTGCATTTGAATTAAAAACTATGTCTACGGTACTTTCTTTTACCGCCCAATTGCCGTCAAGGATTTCTAACTCCAAAGAGCCCTTACCCCAACCGGCATATCCCACGTATATTTTTGCCTTGTTCTTGTTGGCATCCTGGTGTGATATAAATCCCTCTAATGCTCTGAGGGAATCCTTCGTTCCAATATAAATTCCATTGGCTATTTCATCACCACCATAGAGGGAGTTATCATGATGGAGCATTATTCCGCCACCCTCTGTCATTGGGCCTCCAACATTAACAGGAAAACCTGAATGGATTGTCATACCAGTCATAGCTTCCATCGTTTGAGGAAACACCTGATTAAGAATCAATCCCAATGTTCCATCCTCGTCATGGTTACAAATTAATATAACCGATTGGGAAAAGACAGGATCAATCATATCGGGTTCTGCTATCAGTAAGGAACCTTTCTTTAAGTTTTTTATAATCTCACTCATTGATTAAAATTTATAAGACAAAAGTAATAAATTGTTTTTGAATAAAAAAATACTAAATGTTAAAGATTATATAAAATCTTAAAAGCTATTTGATATATAGATAATGGATAGGAAAGAATATTATAAGGAATATTATAAAAAGAACAAGGAAACTATCTCTAATAGAACTAAATTATATTTAGAAACTCATAAGGACCCCGAAGAGTTAGGGAGAAGGAAAAATTATTCTAATCAATATAGTAAAAATAACAGAAAAAAACTAAACGAATATGCAAAAAATTATTATAGAGAAAAAGTAAAAATTAAAGATAAAAGTTCAATTAAAAAATCTGAAATAGAGCTAACAAAAATTAGAAAAAAGAGAAACAATTATGTGAACGAAAAACGAAATATTGATCCTATTTTTAAAATGAGTAGTAACATTAGAAATCTTATAAGAAATGCTATTAAAAATCAAGGATATACAAAAACATCAAAAACATATAGAATCTTGGGTTGTTCGTATAAAGAATTTAAAATATGGATAGAGAATAAATTCGTGGATGGGATGTCATGGAATAATTATGGTGAATGGGAATATGATCATATAATACCTATTAGTTCGGCTTTAAATGAAGAGGATCTTATTAAATTAAATCATTATAGTAATTTTCAACCATTATGGAAAATTGATAATATTAAAAAGAGTAATAGGATTAACTAGAAAAATTATTCTTATCGAATAGAAACTCCTCCGCAATTAACGCTAATACCTAATGCAAGATATGCTATTTTAATTAGTGTAATATGAAGACCCCTTGTTTGCTTTACCATCTCCTCCTTATTGCTATTATGGATGATAAAGTCGCAATACTTCATATTCTCATCATGTTTTTGGAGTTTAATACGACGCATTACTTCTGCTTCGGTTACCATATCCCTTTTCATGGCTCTAGCAATCCTCATATTCAATGGGGCATCCACACCAACCATAAGATCAACTTGGTTAGATGTATTTGTTTCGTAGAAAATTGCAGATTCAATAAGGGCATAATGGCAATCACTCATATTCTCTTCCTGTTCTTTACACCAATTGTCTAAATGCTTTTTGAATGGCTCCTTTAATATTATCTGAACCTTCTTTTCCAGCTCCAGATTATTAAATATTAGATCTCCAATATGTTTACGATTTAAAAGACCATCGGGTTGATAGGAGTCAGCACCAAGGAGATTGATGATGTCTTGTTTAACCTGTGGATCATTCACCATCAGCCACTTGGCCCAATGATCTGAATAGTACACAGGAATTTTCATCACTTTTTCAAATTCCTGACATACTGTTGTTTTTCCTGCGCCAATTCCGGCTGTAATACCAATGCGAATCATAAAGGTTGTGTTTTTATTCTTATTTACTAAATGGTGGTGTTAGAAAGTAATCCTAAATAATAATCTATTTTATAGAAACCACTTTCATTATCCTTCACTTTCTTAATGTGATGTATTATTTAATGATCCAATACAAATATTTTCAGGTGTTGTTGTATTCCATATGTTTGTACTAATCATATGACACCTATGCTCAGTATTCTTTCTACCCCCATTTTCACACCATCTATTAATAGATTCTATCATAGTTCTATTATTCTTAGAATCATTAGTCCATGGACACTCTTTACATGAATGCCTTAAATTAGAATTCTCCATTTCTTACTTCTTCTAAAAAATCCAACCAATCAGTGAGTGTGAATCTAGGTTCTATTATTTCAACTATTACTTCTTTTATCCTAACTACTTGGGGATTTACTCCTTCTGAATATGGATAGGTATTTTCTTTCATACCCCTTTACAGTTTTCTTTGTAAGGTTCTTATATGGACAGGGTTCTTAATAGCCCCTTTTGTTATATCATCAACCCAAATCCTTCCATAGCCTTCTGTTCTTAGCCATCTACCATCCTCTCCCAGTATGCCAATAAAATTTACAGGAATACTTACTTCTATTTGTTTGTCCATTTTGAATAAGTTGTTTTAAATTCTTCTAATGAGCCTTCTACTCTTACGAATCCCCTTGAATTTAAAGATACCCAAATATTATCGCAGTTACGGCAAATCATTTTATTAGTGCTTATATCAAATGCTATTTGGAATCCTTTAATATACCCATCGTCTTCTGGATCGCAGAGATATTTGGAATATACTACTTGTCCTGTTTTAGGATGAATCCAAAGAATTTCCCAATCTGGATTTGTCATTTTCCTTTCTTTGAGCCACTTATCAGTTTCCAAAATTACCTGATGTGGATCAAGCCCAGGAGGTATTCGGTCTGCCTCTACTATTACTGGCATTTTCTTGATAGCCCTACGCAATTCAATGATATACTTTTCAACAGCATCCAAATCCGTTAATGCTTCCTTATGGGTAATTTCCTTAATAGGAGTTTGGAGATCAATATTCTTTATCCTAATCCCTAGGATTTTCTCAATTTTCTCAACTATATTATTTGTGTCCATTATAATCCAGAGCTATGTAAATTTCTAATATATTTAGATACGTATAATGAGGTTATTCGATTAGCACAGCGAATATGGGCTTCTATGTTATGAAGAGTTTTTTCGTCTGGATCTTTAATCTGTTGTAATTTCCCAGCTAAATTACGATGTCTCTGTGCAGCCTCCATAAGCTTATCCCTTCCTCCTGTGAAAATCATACTATTCTTTTTTGGCGTGTTTACGAAATTCTGTTAGTGTCTCATTATACTTGGTTTTGTATATTTCATAAAGTTCGCTCCAGTCATTACAATACATAACATTGTCATAGAATCCATTACAGCAGGCATAGTTAGTGATTTTTCCTTCCGTAGAAATTTGTATGCCATAAAAGATTATACGGATCGCATGCCATAATGATTTCTTTCCAACGCTATCATTATATGATTCAGGTACTGTTAATTTTTTCTTTGCCTTAACCCAGGAATTAGAGCTCTTTGCACAAAAAGCATGTCTCAATTTAACTAGGTCTGGTTTAAAGGACTTATAAAAATTTGGGTCCTTTAATTTAAGAATGAATTTTTCTGGTAAAAACACGCACTCCAGGGCAGAAGGTTCGTGTTCATTAATCCTCTGGTGATGTTGGTGTAAGTAATAGAAATTAACGTTTATTAAATTGTCTGAAAATTGTTCGGTATGAATTTGGTTGGCTTTAATAATAACAATAAAATCCCAGTCCGAATCAGACCGAGAATTACCATATACACGAGACCCGTACATATAAGCCTCGATTACTTGGTCGTCTTTATATCCAGTACGTTTTAGGAGTTCCTGGTATATCTCCTCCTTTGTGGAATCCTTATTTAGCATTGATTCTATCTTTTAAAAGTTGTTCTATTATTCTATTACCGGTTGAGATAAAAGTATTTTTATCAGCTCCATTTTAACAAATCTACTTGTCACATCAATTTTTGGTAAAAGTTGGATTTTAGCATCTTTATTTACTGGATCAATAGCAAAATAGAATTTCCCCTTATCCTTATTTTTGTATTCCCCATCAGTAATTTTCAATGTTCCATTATTACCTCAGAAGCACATTTTAGTTTACTTCCCAACATGCGGATATTGCATTAAAATTATAATTCCAATAATTGCAAGGGCTTGCCAAATTCCATATATCCAGGATAGATATTTCTTATCATCCAGTATCCTTTTTATGTCGGGATTAGATACGGTTAAAAACCCCGCCACTGGAATCCACATAACCCACTTTTTCCAGGTTTCCCTAATAATTATTTAGACTCGTTAATAATAATTGTACCCTCCAAAACTCCCTTAGAAGATTTTTCGTGGAAGGTAGAAGTTACAGGAACTTCATTCGGAGACATTGGCTGTGTGAGATACCAGATCTCATTGTCCTTCCAGGTAACATTCATCAGTTTCTGGCCGGCAGGAAGGTTGATTGTTTGGCTACCACCCAAATACCTTGCTCGGTAATTTCCTGTACATTGCCACAATAAAATTGATCCCCCAATAAGGAGGAAAGCGATTAACGATATGCCTTTGGCATTGTTCGAACTTTTCTTTGGTAAACTCATTTTGGTATTATTTGTGTGTTATGGAATCATTGTTTAGTTTCTTAATACTATCCAATGGAGGAGCATCTGCTGGAACTGTGTCTTTCTTTGGTGTTGCAGTATCCCAGGCTGGATTCCACCTTTCAATTAATAATGTAGATTTTGGGACACCATTTTGATCCATTTCTACATTGTAAATAGCATCCCCTTCCCGGACAACCCAGTCTTTTCCATTTACTTGTGGCTGCTCCGAGAATATTCGCCCGGCTGGATGTTCTGCCTTAACCTTGTCAAAATTTGTCTGGGCTACTGGATTGTTACATGCTCCTATTAATAGCAGTAATGGTATAAATAGTCGTTTCATTTAATACATTTTTTAAACATACAAATATAATAAAAAGTCTTTGACAAAAAAAATACTAAATGTTAAAGAAAATATAAAAGATAAATACGATATGGAAAGTAGATATTATTTGCACATCTCATCTAATGAAAATAGGGAATCTATATTGGAGAATGGATTGGTACCTAAGGCTGTGATAGAGAGTAAACAATTTGATAAGGAGCAGCGTGAAGAATTACATGCAAGTTTGGGGGAGCCCAAGATATTCGGTGTTCCTATGGGAAATGATTTAGATGCGTATGATATAATTGATGTTAGAAATAGAGTATTTCCAGTTCCTCTTATTGTTCATGGGTTTACCGATGAAGAATACGAAGAGATTGTACAGGAAGGGAAGGAGGATATTGATTTTGATGGAGAAAGAGCAAGATTTAAGTCAGAGCATGACGAAAGAATGAGGGGAAACGAGCATCAACAAAAAATTGCTAGCTTTGGATATAGTGAAGATATGATGGAATTGGAAAGAAGATTAAATTCCAGAATTAATAAGATTTGTATCTCTAGAGCCAAGAATTTTGACATTTGGCTTATAGATAATAAAATCGCTATGTGTGAATGGGAAGAAGATCCACATGGGTATGATGATACAGTAGGGGACGAAGCATATATGACTAATAAAGCAATTCCTGTCAAAGCGCTTGAACTAGTTGCGACTGATAATATGGTGACTCGAAGCGATATGCCCAATGAAAACTTGAATCATTTGATAAGTTTTGAGAAATTCAATTTGGGCTCTTAGACATACATCATAACCTAGGTGTTACAGAGATAACAATTTTATCAAGAAATTTGAACAATGTTTCAGTTCTTGAGATATTAATTTTATTGTAATATTTAGGTAGTTCTATAAAGACCGAAATCCTCTCTCCAATATACATAGTAATCTTTATACCCGGTATCACCAACCTGAGCCATCCTCAATTGATATTGATATTCTTGATTTTCCATTAGCGGTAAACTATAATATAATTCATCTACCCAAACAGGTAAATTATAAATAACCCTCCTTCTATCATTATAAGGTTGTTCCGCTATAAAATGGATATAAGCCGCATTAGCCATTAACCAACTCGGAATTACTGAATCAATTATTTTAGATATGGTTTGTGTATGGTCGTTTTCATAATCCCTTGAACCATATCTATTATAACCAAGATAATAGATATGGATTTGTTTTTCCAATCCAAATAACACAGCCGTAAATGGACTTAGTTTCATATAAAATCTCTATTGTTGCCCCAAATATGTCTTCTTGTTTTGCTACGATATAATCCAATATCAGGTCTCCAATAAATCCATAGATCCCCTTGAAATGCTTCTACTACTTTTATATTGATGTCGCTTTGACGTTCAACTAAAGGCAACTTATTAATTAATGTTTCGGGAGTAATCCCAATAAAGCTATAACGAAATGTAGTTGAATTAAGTCCTGTTAATTCAGGCCTATCACAATGCGTATCTATTAGATCAACTATTTGTTGGTAAACAATAGCATTAATACCATCTCTCCATCCTTCTTCAAAATACCTAGGCCCAACTTCACAATAATTAAAGGAAATATGAACCCTATATTCTAATCCAAAAAGAGCAGCAGTAAAATAACTAGATTTTACAATTAATCCACTATTTGTAGATATTGTTTTTTTACCATTTATCTTATTATCCATTTAAGAAAGTAATTGGTTTTTCAATAAACTTAACTAACCTTTCTAATAACGCTAAATCTTTTAGCAAAAATCCGCTAGTTCCGCTAGTTCCGCTAGATCCGCTAACAGTTCCTGTCCCGGAAGTACTTGTATTGACTCTATACATCCCAGAAGTACCAGAACTTCCAGAAGTACCAGCACTTCCTGATGATCCAGAAGAACCATTACCACTATAAATAGAGCTTTCAAGATCCCAACGCCAATCCCACATTTTATAAAATCCAGTTTCCCTATTCCAATAAATATTATACTTTATTGAGGCATCTATTTGATTTTTTCCTAGAGCCCCTGTTCCGGAAGGAACAATAGCACATTCCCCATGAATGGTAATATCATCTACTCCCTTTTCATCCTCATCATTGACAATTTTTGGAAGTAGCTTTCTTAGTTCCTCCGCATTATAGTTGGTAATCTTAAATTGATATAACCCGTCATTGGATTGTCTAATGAGATTATAACCAATATCATGCTTATCCAAAAACCCCAGGAAAGCATTATACATTTCCTTATTGATAGAATCGGTATCATCACTAATGTCAATAATTACCCCGAATTCTTTGATGCCAAATATATCTTTTGTAAAGTCGTCTAATAAAATAAATTCTTCCATATTAAATATTTATCAATTTCTTATCTTCTACTGAAAAATTTACATCTTTGGTTCCACAATATTGAATAGACCTCTCTTTCTTCCCAATTTACGAATTTCCCATTTACATTTTCTATATGAATAAGATATCCTCCGTCTGATTCATGTTCAGATTTACTCACCTCTAATATTTCTTCTACAAACTCCTCTGCATTAAAACCACGAACATCCAAAATATAATGGGTTGGATGTTCATCCAACCCCCAAATCTTTTTAACTATTTTCCAATCCGGATGTTTCTTATCTATTATTTCCTTGAGGTCTCTTGCAACATCATATGTTATTGAAGGATTACCACCCAATGAAATTTTAACCTTATTGTTAAGGTTAAACATATCCCTGGTAAACTCGGTAATTGACTCAGGGAGTTTCGGTTTTAATATCTCTTTCTTAACTTCAATCTTTAATTTTTGTTCTATATAATCTGCAATCACAATAATAGCTTCCCCATCAATCCATAAATGATCCTTTCCATTTATAGTTAAGGAAAAATCTCCATCAGTAGGATCCAAAACTACCCTAGTAATAGAAACTATTGGATTATGTTTAGCCTTATCCCTAGCATCTAATCCCCGAAGCATTTTATCCAGAACATCACTTCTAACTGGACGAGGTCTTTTAATACCCCTTTCTGCATCTGTACCGCCCCTATTAGGAGAAGGCTTAAGATCCAGGCGAGGATTAGGAACATAATTGTAATACTCGGTAGAGGTACCGGTGTTATCGTGAATTGCCACATCCAGATCAGTCCAGTCTGTTATTTTCTCCCAGTTCTTAATACAATATATTTTGGCGCACTCAATAACATGTTGAGATGCGGTAATATATTTGTTATAGAAACCTCGGAAATCCTCACCAGTCCAGAAATTTGACTACTGCCAAATTTTTTCATATTCCTCTTCAGTGGCGGCAGAGGGACGCATTAACATTCCAAACATAAAATATCTATTTAACTTTTGAGGTAGTAAAATATACCCCAAAAAATTGCTGCCATTATCAGGGCAAAAAAGTTTTGTGACCATTTATTCCTGAAGCAATTAATAGTTACGATAATTTGTATTACCGAAAATATAATAGCTAGGATTAAGACTATTGTGATTAGTAATTTCATATCCGGATTATTTTAATAGTTTCAAACTGTCCCGCCTCGAGCTATCAACAGTAGGTTCAGGAATAAATTTATGATGCCCAATAGTATCTCCTACATGGTATTTATAGGTGGAGTCATCAAAAATCTCTGAATTGGTACCATCAGTAACCTTATAAGAAGATAATCCCAACTGACTTACGTATTCGGTATAAATAGTTTTTTTGGATATTCTCCAATCCTTGCTTGGATCTAATTCACCACTACATCCACTAAGCAAGAGTAGTAGGAAGAGAAACATTTGCTTTTTCATTAGTTTGATTTAAACGATTATAAATATCTTTTGGACACCATGAAATATACCCATCTGCATAAGTGACCTTGTATCCGTGTGTGAATGGCTGACTAATCATCACATTATTGGGAAATTGCTCCAAATGAAACTCATGAAGAGTCATTGGTATTGCACTCAAAATTTTTGTATCATTCGATTCCTCCGCTGGTGTTTTCTTTTTCATTCCCATTTTTAGTGTTTGATTTAATCCATAAATAAGAAATTATCATAACAATTCCTAAGAATATAAATAGATCATTAAAAATTCCCATATTTGGTAATCCTTGTGTTGAATTTAAAAACATAACTATAAATGTTTTATGATTACATATAAACCAAGTATTGATAAACCAACAATACAATAGAGCCATCTCCGAAGAGCACGATTCTTTAATATGTAACGTTTGGATTCTTCATATCCAGAGATAGCATAAATTATAGCACCGGCATCCATCTGGAGTTTCATTTCACGGGCCATCTTTTCCTCTATGGGATCCTTATTGGACATATTCCTTTTTCTCTCCTTGTCCAATTGAATAAATAAATCGGCTTCTCTATCCCTCAATTTTGATATTGCCCTATCTATATCTTCTATTTCATCAAACATTCTATTTCCTTTTTAGTAGATGATAAGCTTTAGTTAATTTCTCTCCTTTTTTTTGTATTTCTAATGGAAGAGGATCCAGATCATTTTTTAGATGAATTTCATAATCCTTTATCTTACCCATCTTAATCTCATCCTTTATTGAAATATAATACTTAGGTGACAATAAATTATCAATCTTTTCTATTAATTTTTTTGGTATTAGAAATATAGAAATACATGATACTATAAAAAGCCCAAGAAAAATAATATTAAACATATTTAAAAATGGTTAAAATACTTGCTCAATAACATACCAAAAAAGTGATATAATATGTAATGATTAAAGTCAATTTTGGTGTTTAAATTTTATGCTTAAAATCGACCAAATTAATGACCAAGTGCATAATATTCAATCATTTTCATTGGGTCATTTTCATTTCATAGGGTAAGGAGGTATCCTCTTCGAGATAGATGACCTCAATGCCGTGGGCTTTACAGAATTCTATCTCCCCTTTGATACCAGTTGATAATTCCCAACCGGGTAAAGTATAGA